ATACGAAAGAGGATTATAATATCCTCTTCCTAATTTAAAAAATATTAGCACCCTCTTGTCTCATTGTTAACTAAACCAAGTAGGATTCGCACCTAAATGATGAGAGTAGGGTCACGTAGTTAATTACCTCCTTTCGATGTGTATATGGGAGGATTACTGAATCCACATCTGGTTAACTACTGCTGAGAACTCATTTGTATAGTTAGTAGGCATCAAAACTACTTTTACCGCCAATTCATATCTCACATGAATCTATGCATCTACCATTACTGATAGCATCTTTGTGTAAATTATAAAAGGTACGTTTCAACCTCAGTTATAGTTTCATCCGCTTACATTTAAGTAAGTAACCATTTGGTGCTTCTTTTATTACAATTTACAAAGGTATTCAATGTTTAACCTTTTATTTTTAGCAAGGACTTCCTATTGGCATTTGTTGCCCAGGATAATAGGCAGTTACATGTATATCTCCATCACAATATGTAGCTGAATACATACTTCCATCAGAACATCTTACACCATATACATTACTACCAGGTGTATGAATAACAACCTTACAAGTAGTTTTACATGTTTCACACTCTGTTCCTTGCATATAAGCAAGTACTACTGATTGAACATTTTCAATTTCTTCTTGTGTAATAGGTAAATCTTCTTTAAATTGTTCTGTTTGCACTTGGGATTTAGAAATAGTTGTTTCACTTTCACATGAGACAAATCCGATAGAAAATAATACAACAAATAATAATAATAACTTTTTCATTTTAAGTGATTTTTAGATTTTTAATTAGATTAACGGCAACTACAGCCTGAAGAGATTGATGATGATTCATATACATGTGTGTTGCCAACAGTCATGTATTCAGGAGTATAAGTGACATAGAAATTACTACCTCCTGTGGTAACACATGCTGTAACAACTGGATGTGATACACCATAAGCATCAATAGCAGATCCTACAGACATACAGTTAACTTTTGATGTAACATTTCCATATTGACCAATTGTTAAATTATGTTTATCGTACACTGCTTGTGCACTTAAATCGTCAAAAACATTTTCTTCTAAAGGAAGTAATTCTGTTCTTGAGGTTGAAATAGATTCTTTTGTTTGTTCCATCTCTGAATCACAAGATGTGAAGCTAATCATCCCAATTAGCAACATAGAGAACATCAATTTAATTGATTTCATCTTTTATAGTTTTTAAAAAATCACTTGTCCATCACTAGTTATGGAATACTATATAATAATCTTGTTACTAATGTTGTTCCAACTCATTAGGAACTCAAAATAAACTAGCGTTTAAAACCCATCAGATTATTTAATAATATCTTTACAATAAACACAACTGCTAGTACAGTTTAAATACTACTAACTACTGTTGCAACAGCACTGATCTATTTTGTTTATCTTCAAGCAAGTGATTTATTCTTCATCTATGTTTTTACAAGAATACTTTAAAAGTAATAATGTAATTATAAGAGATATTACTAAATAACCTATAAACCATTCCATTATAAAATAATTTTATCAATTAATACACAATTATCTTGATTAATTACAAGATGTTGGAACTTTTCATAGAATTTATAATCATTTGATTCGTAAACGTGAATAAACCATCCATGTTCTTGCAATCTCTTAATATCTTCTTGTGGAAACCAATTATATAAATCATCAAGTGAATCAGTAGCAGATAGCCAACCTACTAAATTACTATCAAAATCCATAGCTAATGAATTATGTTTACAGAAATTGAATTCATTATGAATTAATCCACTAACTAATCCATTGAATTGATACCACAAACCCTGTTGAGTTTCTGTATTACATACTCTGTAAAATCTTTTCATAACCTTAATTTTGCCACCAAAAGCCGCAACGTTATGTTGAGGCCTTTTAAATAATTTGGGGTTGGAATTATGCTCCTAATGAACCCATCAATTTTTGTAAGAAAATTGCTTTTTGATCTTCTTGTGATAAGAATTGAGACGCTTCTTTCTCTAAATCTTTTAATTTTTTCAACTCATCACTATGAGTAACGATTTGGATTTGTAAGTCGATATCATGTTTCCATTCTTCAACTGTACTTCCAGCTTCAGTGAATGTACCAGCTTCCCTACCTAATTCACCAGCAGCTTCAGCAAACGCTTTACCTTTACTTCTCACAAATGAGAATGCTTTAATTAAGTTTTCAACTTTCTTCTCATTCTTAAGATCTCCAAACGGACCTCCTAAATTCATTGAAGTTTTGAATTTTGTTGTTTCGATGTTTTTCATCGTAGCAATCTTAGCTTTAATTGCTGATAATACATCTGGAATTGATGTGAATTGACCTTCTACTGATAATCCTGTTTCTCCTGCTTTTGACATAACGTGTTTAAATTTAAATGATTAATTAATTAATTGTTTTTGTTACTTATTTTAACTTTTGTAAATATACGAATTTAATTTATGGAATCCAAATATTTTTTATAAGACTTTTTAAATATTTTTTGTATTTTTAATACATTTCTTATTTTGTAAATATACGAATTTCAAATCTTAAATCCAAATTTCTTTTTAAGAAAGTAATAAAATGTTCTTTTTGGAATTAATTTGAACTATTATTGCGTCTTTTTATTACTTAGTGGATTTTTATTCTCAATAATTTTATGAACTTATTACTTTGTAAACATACGAAAACCTTTTAGGTAATCAAAATATTTTTAAAAAATGCTTATAAAAACTCAGTTGTTTAACATCCGAGATAACTTAGCATTGATGACATCAGATTATAACATAGCCTTAGTGGCATAATCTTATCAAGTTATTTTGGAAAATAAGTTATAGGAGTTTACAACCTACGGGCAACGAAAAATAGATATCGTACTTAATTTTATAACTTATTATCTTTTGTAAACATATGAAATTAAATTTTAAAATCCAATTCCTTACTTAAACTCTATTGAACCTTCTAAAACACCAAAAGATGATTTTTCATTCATATAAAACACTCCAGTGATAGTATCTTGAGTTACAACCCAAAGATTCGTCTCTTTCCAGGTAGCATTTATGAAACGGTGATTAGCAGGTAATGTAATTTCCTCACTACCTCCAAAGTTTCTAGCTCGTGCATTATCCGTACATGATAATAGGGATAATCCTAATCCTAATAGTAAAATAATTTTTTTCATACTGTAAACATACGAATAAAATTTTAACAATCTCTTCCCTTAATAAATTTCATAATCTAATTCATTATGGATTATTTCTGCCCAAACACCATTCTTCCAAATAGTATGACGACCTCCATAACCTCCTACTCCAATTACATCAATAATATAACCATCACAAACAGGCTCAAAATCAGTAATAGTGATATTTTTTCCTCCACGAGAATATATATTATCATTTGAGAATATAACTCCAGGTCCAAATCCTCTACTTATTACTTCATCCAATAGTTTTCTAACTTCACTCTGTTCCATGGTTAATAAATTTCGTAATTATTTTCCTCAAAAGATTTTAAATAATTATATATTTTAGTTAGTTCTTCTAATGTTTCTGTTGGAGGAAAATCCCAATTTTCTGTTTGTTCAGTTTCAAACATTGAATTCAAATCTTCTTTATCCAAACCAAATTGAATAAATAATTCATCATTATCCTCAATATTATTCTTTAAATAATACCCACCACTACAACGATCTACTGTAGCCTCATATTTACCAATGGTTAATTTCTGTCCTTTATATAATGGTTCCATATCTTAATAAACTTCATATTGTGGGTCCATATTTACTTCTTGGTTTGGATCGGCCAATATTAGGTCTCTCATTTTATATGAATTAGCATAAGTGTTAAATTTCACTTCCATCCAACCTTCATCAAATTTACTGTATTCCTTCACTACACCAACCACCATTTCACCATCCTCATCAAATTTTTGTTGGTATTTATATCCACTTTCATCAGAAATGAATACTTTAGTCCCTATAGGATATAATTGTTCTTTCATAACTTAATATATTTTCTTTTTAGTTTGTTTTGATTTTTATTTAAAATAATAATATAATATTTATCGTTATTCGTTTTATATACTTGATATTTAATGTTGTTTTCATAATACCAATACTCTGTATAACTATTTTCTGTTATGCGCTGTTCTACGTTACATGAAAAGAAAATAAACAATAAAATTATACTAATATACTTCATAATGATTGTCATCTAATGGTTGTAAATCATCAACTAATTCTAAATCTTGAATAATTGAAACCCATCCTGATATATTAGGAAAATTAACATAGAGTTTAGAACCAGATATTGATTTTATCACCCCCAAACTACCTATTTGTACATAGTTCCCAAAACCATAATAATCTCCAATCGCTCTTACTTTGTCTCCAACTTTCACCACTACTCTTCTTTAAATAATCCATCTGTTATTTTCATAACTCTTTCAAAACAATCCAAAAAATATTTATCATCCCAATGCCAAACCGACATAGCAAAGAATATCAAAAACGTGGGAATATTAAATATAATAATTAGTAATCCTACTAAAACACTTGCGAAATATTTCATAACTCTAAATTTTATTTAGTTGGTTTAATTTTTCCTGTACTTCTTCAATTCTTTGAAGAATAAGTAATAACATTTCTGGTACACTCATTGGACTCCATGTTTAGTTTCGTAAAGATATAATTCAAGTTGCTCTTCATCCATATCTAATATAGATATGTTAGTATATTTCATATTGTGGTGTATTATCGTTATTGGAGCGAGATAAATTTACTGCCCAAACCTTATTATCTCCACAATATATTTGATTTCTACCCAAGTAAATATCTTGATAATAATGATGATGACCTTGATTCCCACTTTCTATTATTACTGTATCACAATTGGTTTTAAATCCTTTTCTACTTATTCTATCACCAATAGAATAATTATCTTTTGCATATTGCAACATTTCTTCTCTTGTCATAACTTATGATATATGAATTATTTTACCGTCTTTATCCTCAACCTTAGTTACCATAAATTTTTTATCCAAAAATTCAAGTATATCATTTGCATACATAGTCATGGATAAACCAAAAGCTTGTGCAAATTGTTCTCTAGTTATTTTTTCTGTATCCTTTTCTTTTACTAAATATCTAAAAGAACCAGGCATTCCTGGTATTTCTTCTAATAGTAAATTACCATGCATGTCTTTTACAAATGATAGGTATTTATTTGGGATATTTTCAAATTCTTGTTCATAATAAGCGTAAAACCACTCCATATGGAGCTGTCCACTTTGTCTCATTTCAATGTAAGATTGTCTCATAATTATTTAATTTTTTTATAAACACCCAACATAATATCACTTTTTCTACCTTTTATTTCACTTTCCATTTTTTCAATCTGCAAACACTTTTTCTTCTTAATCACGTCAATAGCTCGTTCATAAACATTTTCGTTAACTCTAATAGGACAAATATTATCATTAACTATTTCGGCCATAGTGTGATCAATAATTAAATCAAATCCAATTTTAGGATTACGAATGAAATATCTAGTTTGTTTTTTTGTTACATCTAAAATAGGTTCACTTGCATTTTTATGATACACTAATTTTAGGATATTTCGATAAGCAAGAATGTCTTCTCTAGATAATTTTTTATAGAATGTTTTTCTAAACCAAATATTAAATTTTCTCATAACCTTAATTTTGTGTAAATATACGAATTTTATTTTGAATAAAAAATTCCTTAGTAAACTTCGTAGTGAGATTCACTTGGAAATGGAATATATTTCTTGGCTGCTAAACAGTCTTGTAACCAATTTAGTTCTATTTCTGTTAAACTTCTCAATTCACCAATATAAAATCTATTATTCTTAGCGATTAATTGTGTAGATTTTCTAACACCATTTCCATATATCAAACTTGAATCACTTTTACTTAAATCTATTAATTTAACAAAAGCATCACCATCAGTATAGTATTTATTTTCTTCTAATATCATGATCTTTATTTTTAATATTTAAAATATTAATGTATACACCTTAATCTTATTTCGTAAATATACGAAAAGAGGATCATAGATCCTCTTCCTAATTAATAAATTGTAATTTTTGGTTTGACTTGTGCGTTTCTAACTCTAAGCCATTCTAATAGATTGAAAATTTTACTTTTGTTACTGGTTTTACTCATTTTAATTTGGATTTAGCGGTTTCTTTAAATTGTTTAAATAATGGGGAATTAATAGCATTTCCTTTAGAATTAAATTCCCATCCTGAATCTAATATGTCTTGTAATGATAAACAGGGTTTATTCATTAAAATATATTCTTTTGCTTTTTCTTTTGTTGAAAATGATAATACTGTTTTATTTAGTTTTGTTCTTTCTTTACTTGTTTGTTCAAATAAACTCCATAAATGGGATGCATTATTAACACACCAATATGTATCACCTTCAAAAACATCTACACCATCTTCAGTTGTAAATAATGGAGAATATTTAGTTATATTATCAAAATGACAACCTCCTGTGCTAAAATATACCCAAATTCCTTTTTTAAAAGAAGATCCATCTTCCTCACATAGTTTAATTCTATCAATGATTTTAATTTCACCAAGTGTTGTTACCTTAATTTTATCACCAATATGAAATATTTCACCATCACTAATTCTTTCAACAGAATGAATAGTGTATTTTCTTCTTAAAACTTCCTCCCAACTAAGAGCAAATCCACCAGAACCAGAAGTTACATATCTATAATGACCATATTTATCTTTGAATAAAATTCCATAAGCCTCACTATAAACGCTTAAAACTTCAAACTCAACAACTTTCTCCCAAAATTCAGGCATATCTTCCACCATTCTTTTAAAAATATCACCAGAAGATGAAATTTCCACCTCAGTTTTTCCATCAGGATATATATATCCTATAGAACCTTGTTTGTTAATAGCTGTCGTCCCTAGTTTTGGGGACCCCGGATATAATTTAATTAATTTATACATTTTTTAATTTATTTAAATAGAAAGTTAATTGGGTATTGATATTCACCACCATGATATTCAGTCATGGCTTTACTCCAAGAACCATGTTTATTATATAAATAATTTAAATACGCTAACATGACTTTAACTTGTTTCTCTTCTTGGAATCTACCATCTTTAGAATAACCATTTAATTTACATATTTCATTCCATGTTCCATCCAAAAACTGGAACATACCTTTGGCTGTAGATGTTTCATTCTTTTGTTCTGGGTCAAATCTACTTTCTTTGTATGCTGTCCACCACACTAATGTAGCAGGTATTTTAGATTTTTCTATATCACTTCGATATTTTATTGCTAGATAAGAAAATCTTTTGTATTGTTGTGGTGTTAATTTAAAACCAATATATTTATGTAAATCTTCTACATAATTTTCATTACGTATTGGTTCACTAATATCAGTAATTTTATTAATTTTACCAGCAATTACATCTTCTTTTTTTAATATCTCCATTTGTAATTTTTCACTATGTTCTGTTACTTTAAACATAGTAAAAGATAAGAAAAATGTCGATAATAATAAAGAACCAATTATTAATTTATACTTCAACAAAATATCAGTTTGTTGAAAAGCTAATTTTTCCGAATTATATTTAAATAGTTTACCGTTATTAAATTTCATAACTATATATTTTAAAATTATTATTCGTAAATATATGAAAGAATTTTTGGAAATCCTAATAAATTTCATATTGGTTAAACCCAATAATAGATTTTAATTCATCAACAGATATTTCCATTTTGCAACTTTGTCTATTATTATCACAACCATATGACATATTAGATGGATCAATTTTTATTTCTTCCCTAATACCCAATCCCCAATTATCAAATAAAAAATATTTATTGTTTTTTAAACCATTATAATGATCGCACCAACCCCTTGGGACACCAATACAATTTTGTTTAGCCCAAATCATAGCAGAATTAAATAATTCTTCACTAAATTCTTCCGTATATTTAACGTAAAATGATATTCTTTCCATAACTAATAAATTTCGTATTGAGGTTCAGTGGGTTGAGGTTTTATTCCTAAAACTAATATTTTAAATTCTTCAAGGGTGATTTCAATATAACCTTTTGGTTTTACATCGTCTTCAAAATCAAACCATCCATTATCTTTATAAAAATAATAACTTCCCAAAGAATTGCAACGCCAAGTATTATTGGGAATTTGATAGGCATGTGGTTTTAAACAATTATCCGTATTTTTAATACACCATCTTTTTGGTAATTTTGTTCTCATAATTAATAAATTTCATATTGTGGTTCAATATCTCTAGTATTTCTTCCTAAGACAAAATATTCAAATTCTTCCCAAGTAATTTCTTCCCCATGTTTTATTGAAGTGCTTGTTAATGGAAAACTATAATTAGTTATATATGGATTAGGTAATATATTTGATGGTATCCAATTAGTATATGAAGGTTTATTACTTATTACATAATCACATACATCCTGTGCATTTTCTTTTTTTAATTTAAAATACCATCTTTTCGGTAATTCTGTTCTCATAATAAAAATAATTTAGTTGGGTAATATCCAAATATCCATTTAGTAACTCCACATAACCAAGCTTCAAAAGGAGTAATATTATTCCCTTCTACCAAATAAGTAGCACCATCATAATCCTCTTCCCTAAGTTTAGTTAAAGAATATTTATAATGCTCTATTTCCTGTTCACTCCAATATATAATAGCTTTATTATCACCTTGTGATATAATATCTAATAAAACATCCGCACCACAAACCATTTCCAAATCACTTCTTTCTCCATCCCAATCAGGTAATACTACATACCATCTCCCATCAAAATCTTTTTCAAATTCAAATCTTTTCATAATTAATAAATTTCGTAATGTGGGTCTGATGTATTATTTCCTATCATTTGGTTAAATTCTTCAATAGTTAATTCTCTTGCATCATTGTAAAAACTATTTTTAGTACCAGTACCATGAACCCCTTTATAACTTTTACAACCATCCATTCCTATATATGGATATTCCCAATCCTTTATATCTTTTTGATCAGTTAATTCCACTAAATAATCTCTAACTTGTTGATAGTCATTTTTAATAAACCAATATTCAGGTAATTTTGTTTCTTTAATTGGTATATTTTCTTCCTTAATTTTTTTTATTACTAAGTTTTCAAACTCTTTAAATGTAATTTGTTTAAATCCCTTCTTTTTTAAATTAGATGATTCTGTTCTATCAACCCAATTATTTGTAAAATCACCATTATGATAACCATTAATATTAGTGGTTTTATGGTAACTCCAACCTTTATTAAATTTTTTATTTATAATATCAAATTCCTCTCTTGAAGAATATAATATAAACCATTTTTCCGGTAATTCTGTTCTCATGATTAATAGATTTCGTATTGTGGTTCAGTTGATTCGGATTCTTCATTGAAAATAGTAGCCCACACACCATCAATATATAAACACCCATTCCCAGAATTTGCAAAGATTCTATTATGAGCACGATTTTCATAAGTGTGGTCATCTTTCGTTAATGTTCTCCAATTCCCTTTTTTGGGGTCACTAGGATCTTTAAATTTACATCCAATAGGAAACCTTCTTCTAGCTTCCTCTTGTATTTTTTTCATTTCTTCTGTCATATTAATCTAAATTAAAATCTTTTCTTAATGAGGGAAAACCATCATATATAGCTTGTTTTAAATCATCAAAATCTTTAACTTTTCTATAAAGATCTAAATCACCATTTATACAATTATGATAAAATAATTCACCTGTTTTATTATTATATTCTAAATCCTCCCAATCACCCCAAATATGTTGTCTTGGTGGAGGGTATTGTCTTAATCCTAAATCTTCAAGATCTTTATTAGTAACTTCACTAATCTTTTTATTAATTATTAAATTATTTGATACATAACCATTATTAGTCCCTCCATAATCCCCTCTATAATAAATAGAACCTTTTGGAATAGTACATTCATACACAACATAATCATCACATGAACGCAACTCATAATCATTTTTGTTTATTTGGGTGTGATATCCTTGATGTATGTCAATCCAATTACTAAAATGTGCACCAATCCCTAATTCCACTTGAGGTAATGGTTTACCAACTAAATTTAGAGTTTTTTGGAATGGAGACTTAACCACACCAACTATATCCGTTTCAATATATGCCTTATAACAAATTATATCTTTCTTTGCTATAAGTGGTTTTAGTTTAGGTTGTATTCCAAATATTTTTTGGAAAATGTTTTTTTCATAATTTCTTGGAGTTACTGTTAAACACATAATATTAATAAATTTCGTAAGTTTCTATATATTCTTCTATTACTTCCAAATTATTTATAGTACGGCAAAATAGAGTACCATCATCTGCTCTTATTTGAGCTTGATCATTAATTCCAATTTCAGCTTTATATTGAACAATAATCCCTTCTTCACCACGTTCCATTGTTCTATCATATGGAAAATCTGATGCATTTCCATAAGTTGTTGCTTTAACTCTATCTCCTATTTTCATAACTTTTAATTTATAATGTAAATATACGAATTTTAATTTGAATAAAAAATTCCTTAGTAAACTTCGTAATCTAATTCTTGGTTTACTAATTTTAAACAATAATATAACGAATCTCCACTACCATCATTTATATTACCATGACCACCAGTTCCATCAGTAAATCTAATAATATAGTGGTTTTCTCTCTCATTATAATCAAATTCTTTGATTATTTTTATATTACCTGTCCACAGATTATTACCCAAACCTGATACTTTAAAGCCAGTACTTAATATCTCTACTTTATCTCCTACTTTCATAATAATTTTTCTTTTATTAATATATTTTCAATACTTTTAATTAAATCAAATATTGTTCCATTATTTTGGATTACATAATCGAATTCTGTATAATTATCTAACGCAGTTTCACTGAAATGAGTTAATTGAGTATATAAGTTGATGTCTTTGGTATGTACTTCTTCTAAGTTTTGATATTCAGGGAAACGTAAGTTAAAGTCACGTTCGATTCTAAATGTTAACCCATTTTTATTTTTAACAGCTTTAACCTCATTTGGGAATCTATTATCAGTAACAATCCATTTTGAATCTGGTTTATATCCACTCATAGTACATATAACCCATAAATCTGGATGTATTATGTTACGTCCTGCTTCTGTACCTAGTAATTGCATTAGTAGGCGAGGAGTCATTACTATTAATTCCCACTGTGGTTGGTTAGATTTATGAATAATTTTATGATAATGTTCACTAGATATAAATGGGGATTCAGAATTCTTAAGTTTATATTTATTCCATTCTTCACCTAATGGAGTATCTTTAAATACTCTATCCTCAAGTTGCTCTCTAGTACAGGCAAGCATCATACAAACCATATCTTTAAGTTTGTCTGCGAATTTTTTAATTTGCCAAGAGCATGTTAAATGATGATTATTTTTAATAAAAGTATTAAAATCATCTTCCGAAATAGGATATTTTACACCTCGTAATTTACGAGCCATCAAATATTGGATTATTTGTCCTGTTAGATCTTTACCTGAATTAATTGATGCACTTATAGATATTATCATAATTTATTTTATATTTGGTCTGAAACTTGTAACCTTGTTGAAACCTTTATTTTCCAATTTCTGGATATCAGTTAGGAATGGTACTTGTTCTAATAATTCGTCTAATTGTTTGGATAAGTATTCTTGAATCCAAATATATATTTCTTCTGCTCCGATAAATGAACCTAAATTTAATTCTTCTAATTTTGGAAATTTAGAATAAGTATCATTATTATGTTTTATTAATATAGGACAATTTTGTTTTTTATTAATATTAATATAACCATCAACAGGCTCTAAAGCATAATAATAATTTTTACTGTATCTTCTTCCATCTTCTCTTATGGTAATATAAGGATAATCAATTCCATCCCATTTATTATTTTCATCCGTTTTGAATTGAATTAAATCTTTACCATAATAAATTTTATTTTGGAATCTATAACCCTCAATCATTCTACCACAAATAATTAAGGTAATTTTATAAGATTTATCTTTTTCAAAATCATATTTTTCTCCTAATGGTTTAGGATTACCATCACGTCTGTCTAATATCAGTTTAGGATCTTCACCCCAAATACCTGTTATATAGTCATAGTAATCTTTATATTTTGACAACAACTTCATGTTATTTTATTATAATATTTTATCAGTTATTTTCTTTAGAATATAGATCAATAATATTGAACCACAAACTCCAAAAACTAAACCATTGGATGTTGATTCAGATTCATTATTATTTATCCTTGCATTACAAGGGATTAATTCAGTATATGGTGGAACTTTACCATTACACTCATATTTAATAAACTTAACTTGTTTTACATGAGGTGTTTGTGAATATGTATTATGAATATTACCTTCATGACATGATATATAAGGCATAATTATATTATTTCTCCCCTTTCAATTTCCAATCCTCTTTGCCATTTATTAAAAGCCTTAGTAATACATTTTATTACTTCAATTTTACTATAGTTAGGATCTTCTATATCAATATGAGTCCAAAATACCATTTTAGGTATTTCTTTCATTTTTCCAAACTCAATAAACCAATTTCTATAAGAATGAACAAATTCTGTTCCTTTATAAAAATGAGTACAACCATCAGAATCAATTTCATATTGAAATTCAATATCGTTAAATATAATTTTCTTCATAATTAATAAATTTCGTATTGTGGTTCAGCATATTTGTTTAAAACAAGCGTTTTAAATTCTTCAAATGTTAATTCTACATAACTTGAGTAGTCGTAAGCTTTTCTAATATTAGAATTATAATAGTATGAGCCGTCTTCTAAATGTTTGGACAATAAAAAATCCCCAGGTTGAAAATCTGCGGTTTTTAAATATGATGTAGCTTTTTGTAGTCTCCAACCATTTAATACCTCTCTGTTAAGTTCATTACATTCAACAAACCATTTTTTCGGTAATTTTGTTCTCATAATTAATAAATTTCATATTGAGGTTCATTATATTTAAATCCCCATTTAATTAATAATAAATTTGCTTTATCTCCACAATACTTACCAGGTAGGTTTTGATAAATCCCATCTTGCAAACCATAGTTTAAAATATAACATAATTCATCATAATCTCCTGTTTTGGGAATATTACATAGATTATAATTTTTATTATAATATTTATCAAAATTTCCCATAGTTATTTAGATTTTGTATATTTAATTGTTTTCATCGATAATAAACGCTCATTTATTCTTTGTTTTATAATATCATTGGCTTCAGCTGTAGCTTCCCAATCATTCATTAAATTAATTGGAATATCTTCAAAACTATTATGTTTGCTTTCAATATCAAAACCACGTGCAATACATTCATTATATAATAGTTCGTATCTATTTTTAATAAATCCTACTTTATTATAAAAGAATTTAACATGACCTATTCCTAAAGTAAATTTTTTAGGAATATCTTTAATAATAGCACGACCAGATCTAATGGTATTTGGTACTCTAGTTATTTCTCTATGTTCTGCTAATAAATGAGTATCACATAATTCGAATGGAGGGATAGAAGCATTTATTCTCGTCATTAGTATATCTCGTAATTAGGTTCGTTGTTTAATACTTCTGAAAGGGAGAATAATTTATATTCTTTTTTTGTTGCATATTTTAGATCACTGGTTTCACCTTCATATGGGTATAATATTATTTCATCAAAATAAAAATCATAACGTAAATTTCCATTATTGTATTTAATTTCATTAAGATAATCAATTAGTTTTTTGAAATCTTCATATGAATCAATAATAATACCCTGCTCGTATTCTAAGTTTTTTATATTCATAACCTTAATTTTTATATATTGTAAATATACGAAAAGAGGATCATAGATCCTCTTCCTTATAAAAATTTTTAATATCTTCTTCTAATTCTAGTTGTATTCTCTCTAGATCCTTAATAACTTTTTTAGGTAATGGTTTACCTAAAGTAATAGTTTCAGACCAAGATTTAATACATTCCTCTCTTCATTTCTCACCCTCTATTATATCAGCATCTAACATTCCCCGAAACGTCATAAAATCCTCTATAACATTACCATCATGTTCTTCATCCGGTTTGTATTGAGGTGATTGAAAAAACTGTACTAATTCTCCTTTACTCGCTGATACGTTGGGAGTTGATGATAAAAGTTCCGCTATTTTAACTTTAGTAAATTTCATAGTGGGTTTCTTCAGTTTGTGAGATTTCGTTTGGGGTAGCTAATCTAAAAGCACGAATATCATTGGAACATTGAGAATATTTCATTTTTGAATCTTTATTAATAATATTATGTATTCCTAAATTACTACCTATACTACAAACTTGCCCAACAACACCTTTCATCCAAAATCCTACACCGGTATCATACCCCCCAAATTCACCTCCTAAATAGTAAACCCAATCTCCAATTTTAAAATTTGTTTCCATATTTAGTAAATTTCATATTGTGGTGTATTATCTTCTATCTCTCCATCAAACCAAACACCTTTTTCATACATTATATAACACCCTCTACCTCTATTATACACAACATCTCTTATTTCACAATAGTCAAAACTACTACCAAATCTTGCATCATTTTTAGAATATGGTGGTGTATCTTTATCTTCACGGGTTGTATCTCTTAGAGCTATATATCTCTCCCCATTTCCGGTACTTTTGGATTTGGCTTTAGCTAATAATTTTTGTTCTTTATTCATGACTATTTAATTTTTATACCACCCCAACGGAGCATGTTATTAATTCTGTTTTCTAATGTTATAAAATCTTGGATTTCAATACAATATAGTAGTTGTTCGTGTTGAAATTGGGAAGTGGTATTTAACATATCACCTTCAAAATAATCTTCATCTATTATATAAGTTTTACCTTTATAATTAATAGATTTCATATTGTGGGACCATATTGGTTTGTTGGTTTGATAAAATAATTTCAACATCTTTCTTAAAAATACCTAAATATCTATCACTATCAATAGAATAAACAATAAAATTATTTAAATAATCACGTTTTCTTATTATTCCTTCTCTACCCACATCTCCATCAGGTTTACCATAATCAACACCTCCAGTATGATTTCCTGGTATTCTTTTAACTACAAGTACTCTATCTCCTATTTTCATAACTTTTAATTTATAGTGTAAATATACGAACTTTGGTTTAAATAAAAAATTCCTCTTTCGAGGAATTTAATTATTTGCAATTTCCGGATATTGTGAATCCTGTTTTACCTAATGGTGAATAAACTTTGACTTCTGAATCTCCGTTGCTGTCATTAAATGGAACTGTTATATTGGTTGTTTTTTCTGTATAAATAACAAATTCTGTCACTCCACCATCTATAAGTTGTTGGAGTTTTTGTAATCCTACTTGTACTTCTTGTCTAGTGTCTTTCTGGTAATCGTATTTTTGGTTTGAAATTTTACCAATTAATTCTTCTAACGATGATGCGGATATTTTTTGTATTTTAGAACCAGATAACGCTTCATTACCTTCTTTTTCAATTTCTGTTAATTGTGCTACATATAATGGAACGAATTTCCATTCTTTATATATAGATTTCTTAGTAGTGATATACCCAGTATCTGATTTAATGCTTCCATTATCGTCTGTAATTACTAATCTATCTGGGATGGTACCTGTAGAAAAATTAACACTTCCTTGTCCTGATAATTCTGATGTTGATGTTATATAGTTATTTTCTTTAACACCTTGAGTACCACCTTCTTCACTTTTCTTAAAACCACATATACTTTCAGAATCAATATATATTTCAACTCTTACTGATTGTTCTTTTTTGAATTTGGGGTCTAATGGATTGTCAACACCTTTTTTATATTCTGTAGTACCTATTTCTGTTTTAACTTTAACATCTTTAAAACCAAATTTAGATAATAAGGTTTGAATATTAGATGCTCTTTCTTGGGCTAATTCTCCCTTACCATAACCTTGAGGGTTAGTAACTTTAGACTCAGATGCTACTACTCTAATTTTATAATTAGATTTTTTATTGGTTTTTAACCAATTTTGTAATTCTTTTATCTTTTGTTGTAATATTTCTTTCCCTGTTAGGTTAGATTGACCACTTTCAAAATTTTCGGAAAAATCTATACTTTTTATTACTTTAGAAGATGAACTTGTTTCCCCAACACCTTGAGTTAACTCAGTTTGAATAGCATTAAACGTATCAGGACTATATGTATTTATAGCTTTAGCCATAGTTGGATTTAACATTAATGCTGTTAACATAGCTAATGAATAATTTTTCCAATTTTTAGTTAAATACTGTACTCCTTTTTTTATTGAATTTTCACTAACCTCAGTTAAAGGTTGAGAAAATATTTTATTGAATTTAATATATTCTTGTCTCTCTTGTGGAGAAAGTTTACCTAAAGAAAGTTTTAATTGTTCTCTTTTATCCATTATTTTTTATTTGATATAAATATATCTTTTTTCTATTTTATTTGGACCTTTTTTATATTTAATTTTAGTTTTAATTAAATATGTTCCTTCGGGTAAATATTTTAAATTATTTATTTTACCCGAAGTTATGATGTAATTAAAATATATCCCATCATTATTGATATTTTTTAGAAAAATACATTTTTCTAATTCACCCTCTCTAAGTTCTGTTTGGATATGAAGATGGTTTTTATTTTCCAATTTAATATCGAAACCATTAAAACTATAATCTTGACTATTAATATAACCTATATTAAATAGTAATAATAAAAATATACTTTTCATAACCTTAATTTTATATGTGAATATGCAAAAGGGGATTTATTATCCCCTTCCATTTTATTTATTTTTTATCATCATACCATTCTATAAGAGGACATGCTTTTTTATATGTCATGTATATCATATCACAGATAATTAAAAACCCTTTTCCTAAAAATTTAAATGGTGCTAACAAATACTTTCCTAATCCTAATTGACATAATTTACATTTAGGTAATTCAACGCATTTTAATTTATCAACAAGAGGACCTAAAATATATTTAAATAATAGAACCAATAATGCAGAACCAACAGCAATAATACCAAGTATAGAAGTTACTCTACCAACTAATTCCCAATCCATAGGTTTTAACTCAATCATTAATATCAATCTATAAAAAATATATGTTATTAATAAAAATACACCTGTTGATACAGTATATGCTATATATGGAAAATACTTACTTTCCTTTACCTCTTTAATCTTTTTAACGTTTTGGATATTTTTTTCTAATTTTAATTGGTAAAGATATTTTGAATATTCATCGGCCATATCTCTAATATCATCCTTAATACCCCAATCTAAATCATATCTATATAATTTCCAACATCTTGATTTAGTTATCGAGTAAGCTTCTTTAGCTGTTAATCCCGGATTTTTACATTTTGTAATAAAATCTTGAATTATTTTATCCCTTTTATCTCGTTTGTAAGATTCTAAATTAGATAATAGATTTGTACCTGTTTTACCAAATAATTTAATTACTAAAATAAGTGGTAGGAATAATAATGTAAAAACCATTGACCAAAAATATGGACACATAGTATTAAATGTGTTTGTTGGGTTTTTACCATAAATCCAAGTAAATAATTTTACATGCCACGATGTATTTGAAAATCTGTATAAATTATTAATCATAACTTTTAATTGTTTTTAGTTAATATTAGTTTTTAAATTGTTTTAAATCTCTATGTTGTAAACATACGAATATAATTTATACTTTCAAATTCCTTAAAATGAATTATAAATTAGCTTACAATCCTATTCCTTATTCTTAAAGAATTTAATATACGGAAACCAAATTAATCCTATAACGCTTAATGGTATTGAAGCGAATATGAGCATTGGGAACTCTGTTCTAAACACAAATTGGTTTATATAAAAAACCAAAACCAATCCTAAAATAAATAGGATTGATTTAGATAAAAATTTTCTCATTATAGTACCTCCAAGAATTTAGTTTCCTTAATAGATTTCACAGTAAAATCTAAATTAGAACCTTCATCAACAAATTTCTTTGTAATTGTAGTTTCTGCGTCTAAACAAGAAGCAGCATGAATTAAATATTGTTCTCCAATATTTTTAATTTTCCCTTTATCGTCTTCCATTTTTACAGAGACTTTTACATCATAATATTTCATAATTATCTAGTTTTTGTTGGTATTTGTTTATCTAATAATTCATTTCTGTTATACTTTCTCTCTACTTCCGATGGATTTTCAAGATATTCAACTAAATATTTAATTAAATCTTTTTTATCCTCAATTGCTATTCTCTGACATCCTACATTAACGATATACCCATAATCCAACGGGATTATTTCTATATTTCTTTTAGGTTGATAAGTTTCCTCTCTGCAAGCTTCATTCATTTGTGGTTCTTCTACTAACATTTTTTCCATAATTATTTGTTTGTATATTTGGTTACTAATTGATCCATTGTTTCTTGGATATTACCTGAGATATTAGCAATAATTAATTCTCTTTCAATATCATTTTCATTTACATAATTACCAGGACTTGGTGGGGTATTTACTTCAATCCAATTATTCCAATTATCATATTGAAACTCAAGGTCTGGGTATTTTTTCTGATATTTAGGAAGAATATCTCTGACTGCTTTATAACTTTCTTCTTTTAATTCTTCTACTAATTTTTTATGAACATCTAAATTAGCTTTATAAGCTATTTGTTCTGGTGAGTTAGCGTTTGCTTCTCTAATTTTTTTAATTACTGTTGTTACAACAGCATCAACTTCTCTTTGTGATAATTTTGCCATATTAATAATTTTCTTCTTGTTCTTCAATCATTTTCTCTTTAAGTTCTAAAGCTTTATTATATTTTTCCCACTTGTTTACTCCTAAGGATTTAAGTGCACGAAGCTCTGCTTCCATATCAACTAATTCAATAAATCTGTCGATAGTTAATGTAATTTCTGTCATTATTTTGGTTTTTAGTATATTTCGTATTGTATTTCTCCGTTGGTTTTATTTTCATCAATCATAAGATAATGGAAATTATAATATTCTTTACAAGCTAATCCAACTCTTCCAACGTTTGATATTATAGTTACTTGTTTCCCTCTAATATCTTTTTCACCACTATTAATTTTATAATGAGTATCAGTTTTACCATATTTACCCATAGGTATATCTTCTTTAATCCAAACTTTATCACCAACTTTATAATCATTCCTCTTCTTCATAACCAAATATTTTATTATTAATATCTCTTACTCTTGCAGCGAATTCATAATTTTCAACCTCTTCAGCATATCCAACCATTTCATCAAAGGCTAATCCCCATTCATCCTCTAATATCGAAATAAATTTCATTAATGGATTAGTAGGAATTTCTAATTCAAATATATCTACTGTTTTTGTTGATTGAGTTTTATTAAAACATTTTTCCATAATATCTAACGTTCGAATATAAATTTCCAAACGATTTTCATCATAGTAATCTTCTAATTCCTCTTCATTATTAAATTTTAGCTTTTTTAATCTTCCCATTTAGTTTAGGTTTTTTGATTTGTAAATATACGAAAATTATTTTGAATAATCTAATAAATTTCGTTTAATATCTCTATTAATTTTAGAGCATAATGGTTGAAAGTTAGAGAAATGATTAAGTTTATAAACATCATCCCCACAGGTGGAACTTGATATAGGAATAATATGATCAAAATCCCAACCATAATTAAGTTCACCATTATATAATCCATGATTTTCCCAAGTCATCCATGATTCAAATTTAGATTCGATATATAATTTGAATTCTTCAAAAGTACAACCAATAATTTCTAATGTTCGTTTTGATTTAATTTCTTTCCCTTCAAGAATATTTTTAAAACCATAAACTAAATATGATTTAATTAATTTTCTAATTTTACACTCAGGAATATTATTATATCTGTAGTTATCATAAATTCTTATTTTATCTTTATTTAATTCATTATATAATTTATTATATTTTGAAATCTTTTCTACATTATTTTCATTCCAAATTTTATTACTAAAAGTATGATATTCTATATTATCATAATAATATTTTTCACCGTGAATTTTTTTACAAACTTTACATTTACCACCAACACCCCCACTTCCTTTCTTATCTTTATGAAATTCGTCTAAATTTTTTTCTAATTTACAAGTATTGCATTTTTTAATTTCCATATCAAAATAAAAGGAGAAATTAAGAAATGTATCTGGTCCATACAAATTCCTAAAATCTCCTATAAAATATCTTTATTAAGCAGGACCAGTGCTTATATGGATATAAATATGTAAGGAGAAAAGAAATATTAACCTTTCTTTTTCTTTTTTAATGGTAATCTATCTTCTGGGTATAAAGAATAATGAAACTCTTCCAATTCTTTTTGGATAGTTTCCATTCTTAATTTATCCTCTTTTGTTACTCTTGGTTTTCTTTCACCTTTTTTAGGTTCATATTTTTTCTCCAACAATTCTAATTCACGTAGTAATTTTTCAGAAATTTGGAATTGTGGATCTTCAAATTCAACACTAATGGGACCATTACTTTTTAAAGTATTCCATTTCCATGTCTCTTTTTCTCCCTTTATATCTTTAAATATTTGAGTATATTCAATTAATGGAGTATCATTCTCGATTGGTCTTCCTCTACCTTTAATAGACTTCATAATGAGAAGTTTCAGTAATTAATTCTAATTGATGAAATGGAGTCCAATTACCAATTCCGCTTTTGGTTTCATCACCATATACTCTATAACTATTAATCTCAATTTCTGTAATAGTTCCAATTTCACCAATTTTATTAACAGAACTACCACCTAATACTTTTACTCTATCCCCTATTTTAAATTTTGCCATATTCTATATATTTAATAGGAATGTTATTATCTCTACAATAACTCTCTTCATATGATATACCAATAGATTTATCCCATCCTTCTAATTTTAAAACATGCATTTCTTCACATTTATTTAAAAATGTTAAACAAAATTCACTCCAAAACGAAAAGTCTGTAGGCATATCTTTATACTCACTCAACACATGACCATAAGTTATGGGAGAAAATACAATATTACCTTTTGATACTTGTTCTGCCGCGTATTCAGTAATTTGAATAAATCTTAATTCTCTCACATCTTTATCAGGATGTGAGTAAGGTGATGCAAGATATATAATTTTTTTCATATTAATAAATTTCGTATTGTAATTCTTGATTTGATAATGATTTTAAATAAAGAATAATATCATCTTTTTGTGAACAATCAAAATATGGAAAAATACTACTATCATTATCCAACCTAAATTTTTCACAAAATATTTTTCTTGATATCCCCAAAGATTCAAAAAAATTATCAACTTGATGATTCCAATGATAATCTTTACCTAATTCTCCATTTGGAATATTGGATAATTTTAAAAATTGGGTTTTTTCAAGTTTTAATTCAAATATATAACCATTAATTTCTATCATAACTAATATATTTCGTATTGTGGTTCATTATTTTTATTTAAAACAAGTGTTTTAAATTCTTCAAATGTTAATTCAATATAATTAGACCAACTGTTGATATTATTATATGATGCTTTATTATTTTTACTATTAAACGAACAATAATAAGGATTAGAATAAGCCTTTGATGTTAAATGAAATAAGTCTAAATAGGCTTTATCAACAGCCCATTTTAAAAACTCATCGAATTCACTTTGAGATTTTAATTCAATAAACCATTTTTCTGGTAATTCTATTCTCATTTTACTTCAATTAAATTAGTTTTTGGATTAAAAAGAATATTATCTCCAATTATTTCATATAATACCCCTTCTTGAATGATGGTTTTACCATTATTTTTATGGGATTTTATCATTTGATAAGTTTGAGAGGTGTCTTCACACCAAATTCTTCCCTTACTTTGTTTTTTCTTAGCAGACATTAATTTTCTTTTAACCAGTGAGTTACAATTTGGTTTGTTACACCAAAATGAGCTTTACCACTATTAATAGTACATTTAACTTCTACTTTATGATTACCACCCATAGTGGTTTTAGTTTTAACAACATATTTTCCTTCTGCAATAGGTTGTTCTTTTTCAATGTCTATCCACTCCATAACTTATCTTATTTTAGTAAATATACGAAATAAAATTTATATAAAAATTCCCTAGTCTTTTAATTTAAAATATACATAAAAGAAAATTAATATATTCAAGGCTAGATGAACTCTCCACATAGGATTACCTCCTATAATACATTTACCATCATAAAAATAAGCAATGAATATTTGTCCATAATTAGAAGCTGTCTTAAATAAATCCCCAAAAACAAACTCCATAACCATAATTGCGGCCATAATAACGATGAAAAAAGAATTATATAAAATAAATAATCCTAAGTGAGAAAAATAATCATATTTTAATGGAATCGAAAGCGTCTCTTTTAACATATTAAAAGTAACTTTAAATGATTCTAAAATAGGAAATAAGAATTTAATATACTTCATAATTCGGATCTTTATCTTCATTAATAAATTTTTCTTGAAATTCTTCAAATGTTAATACCGTTCCCCAATAATTATCATTTCCATGTTCAGAACCGTTTTTTATACCATAATAGGAACCAATACTCCACCTCCATCCACTTGATGTTATATATGATTGTAAGATATCTCTATTTTTATTTGTTACTTTTACACACCAATTATTTAAATCCATATCCTTAATTTTATATCATAAACATATGAAAGTCTTTGATAAAATCAAAGACCTTCTTAAAAATATATTTTATTTTATAATTTATAGAGTTTTTGGGAAATTCTTTTCTATAAACATAAATAAATCTTCTGGTGTTCTCAAGTATATTTCTTCACCACCAGGGCCTGTTAAAAATTGTTCATCCCCAGTTTGAATGTCTATTTTTTCATATAAATAGAACTGAATTAGTTGGTATACATCATCACCCCAACTAAATAAGAATATATCATCAATTAAATTAAAAAATGGGTCTTCATATGAAGACATATCTAGTCCAAATTGGGATTGGATTATCATAGATTTACCTAGTAATTCTTCATATTTTCTAACTATTGAACAAAAATATGTTTTTTTCTTATTCTTTAAAGTTAAATTTTGTCGTCTAATAATCGTATCGGCTTGTAACATTTTGTTAAAACCAACCTTAAGGTTTTTAGGATCCATATTATTTTATTTTGGATTGTAAATCTCTCAATAGAGTAGCATTTTTGTAATCTTCTTTAGAAGCATAATATTTTTCTAATGTTTCTAATGTTGGTTTATATGATGATTTTGGGATCATTATTTTAAAATCCTCAACAGTACAAAAAATACATTCTTTTTTATTTTTATTAACAGCTTGTGTTATAATAGGTAAGAACTTATCATACACAACAGATTTTACCTGTTCCATGGCTAAACCTACATGAATACATTCTAATGTATCCTCTCTAAATGTTACTTTGGGGATTTTATTCATATTACATACTCATTATTTTTTTAATAAAATCTACCAATGAATCTGTTGATATTGTAAAGTTTAATGATTTATTATTTGGATTACTTTCATCTCCAGTAATTTTCATTCTATATTTACCAAATTTCATAGTTAATGAATCTTTTAAAGAATCATGTAAACTTTTTAATTCATCTTCAGATAAATTTAATATCATATCTCCTGTTGGATTTGTAGGAACTAATTCAAGATTAATACCTTCTTTTCCAATAGTTAATGTTACTTGGAATGTTTCACCATTTATATTTGTTTGTGTTTTTACATCACCACTTGTTTCTCCTTCTAATATAAGGGATTTTAATGTACCGTTTATTTGTGTCATATGTTTATTTTTGTATAAATATTAAATCTTTAATATAATTTATCGGAGAATGAACATATATATTAAATATATCAATTTCATATGTTTCTCCGGGGGATGTATTTGCTAATATATTTTGTAAATTTTTAATAATTTCAAAATTATTATTATCTAGTTTAGAACCATCAAATGATACTAATATATCATTATTTTTTTCATTATCGTAGTATTTTATTCTATCAGATAAGTCAAAAGTAGTATTAGACTGTTCTTTATCCATATATGTTTTAGCCCAATATCCCATAGGGTCTCCTCCATAATATAAACAATCACACCACGGTTCAAGAATTTCTATTAACTGCTCAGTGCAGTTTTTAACTATAAAACCTACATTAAATTTATTATTTGAATTCATTGAACCCCATTTACGTAAGAAGTTACGATTTGAATTACGTTCAATGCGTTGAGTATTTAATTTCGCTTCTTCAGTAAAACGACTTGTTTTAGATACAAAGTGATAACAGATAGCGTCTAATGAGGTAAAACAATTTAAATTTTGTAATTTAAGACGCTTAATTAAATCATCATCTTCACTGAAATATGGGTTAAATATATTATCAAAACCTCCCATATCAAGTAATACTTTACGAGATAAAGCCATAAAGAATGTAATCCCAGGTTCTGTCTTATTTTCTTGGTTTTGTTGTTCGTAACTTACAAATTCGTGGAAGTTTTTTTCTGTGTTAAAATTCCCCAATTCTGTTCCAAAATCTTGAATAATTTTACCAGGACGTTCATGTCCTGCAAATATAGGTGGTTCAATTGTTGTATAACTTACAACATTTTTTGGATTTAAATATTTTTCAATATTTTCAAGAAATCCGGGAGCTACAACGATATCGTTATGTAAAAAAACAACATAATCTTTAGTAGCTAATTCAATAGCTTTATTATAAGTATCAGAGAATGTTTTACGATCTTCCTCCCAATATGTAATAGTATTAGGATCATCTAATTCATCTAACCACATATTAGTCCAATCATCACTTCCATAAGATACAAAAACCAACTCAATAGTTGGATACACATCTCGGAATGTCTTATAAAAATGTTGAGTATAATCTAAATTATTTAAACAACCTACTAATACACTTAAATTCATAATTTATTTGAATAACCTTTTAATATTCTAAATTTTTTCTCAATTCTCTCCATATGAATTTCATCTTGTTCTGTAGTTGTAAAACTTACACCACTATCTTTACAATAATATGAAGTTTGCATATATGGTATATCAAATCCTTTATAATGAACATCTTTCATCTCATTACGTATTTCCATTTCTTTACCTGTTATTGGTGATTTCATATTTCATCTATAAATTAATATAATCAAAACTAGCACATTTAGGGTAGCCTTCTCTTTCTATTACATCAAAACATAATCCAAATTTATGTTCTTCATTTTTTAAACCATGCCCAGGATAACTATATCTAAACCTTTGTAAGATTTTAAGTATTCTTTGGTAATCTTCTTGATTTCTTACTTTATATGGGAATGGAGGTTTTCTTGGATTATTTACTTTCATATTCCTTTATTAAATTATAATATTGCGAACATACGTAATCTCTTTTGAATCTCCTAGTTTTCATATAATCAACTAATTCTACTTTAAGAATTCTACCTGTTGAATCAACATCATAAGCATAGAATGGAACACCACACATATATGATTCTATTGCAACTCTACCTCTTAAACCAGCTGCAAAATCAGCGTTTTTCAAATATTCTTCCGTGTTATACGTAGGTTCTATGTAATTTACTAGGTCTGTATTAAAATCAACCTTCCCTCGAGAGATAACGTCAAGATACCATCCATTTTGCTTACAATTTTGTACTAAATGATTCAACATTGGAAATCGTAACGGATCGTTAGCTTCTCCTACAAATACACCACGGGTAAATGAGTAATTTGGTTTACCATGTATATTTTCATTAAATCTAATTGGATCAACTGGGTTATAAATAAGCTCTGATTCAATGTTATGGAAACGTTTTAATCCTTTTTTAATATCAATTTGAACAGCAATGTATTGTTTGATACTATCATGTTTAATTGGCTCTTCACTACGAAGGATAGAGTGGATAATAGATATTTTAGGTGTGTTGGTATAACTATAATTACATAATATTGATGTTGGTTGGGGTTGTGATGTAATTATTAAGTCTATTTTTTTAGGATTATGAATTAATTCCTCTAAACTTGTTATATCAACTCCTAATTTTAAAATATCTTTCCATAAATGAAAATCTAAATTAGGTTTAGTTAATGTAGCTACAGTTATATCTAAATCTTTATATTGAGATAAACCTTGAATTAATTCATGATGGAAACATTCTGAACCGCCAAGGCCATTCATATTTTGGAATGCTATTAGTAATCTCATATTATATTTCGTTTTATGTCTCGATTTACTTTACTACAAAGGGGTTGTAAATTTGAATAATGATTTAATTTTAGTATTTCTTCTTCTGTAGTCGCACTACTTATTGGAATAATATGATCTATATCCCAACCGTAATTTAAATCCCCATTATATTTACCTTGGTTTTCCCAAGTCATCCAAGGTTCAAACTTCGATTCTAAATATAATTTAAATTCTTCAAAAGAACAACCCAATATTTTATAACTCCTAATATTCTTTTTACAATTTATTTTATTTAAAGATGAGTTTATAAAAGTACTTATTTGGTCTTTTAATCTAAAAATAGGATCTTTTTTATATTTAATTCTATTATATTTCTTATGATATTCTAAAATTTTAATTTTATTATTTTGTTCATATTTTTTATTATAATTAATATAATATTCGGGATTGTTGTCTTTCCATTTTTTATTTAATTTATAAACATGGTCTTTATTCTCCTTCCACCTTTTTTTATTATAAATACTTTGACAAAATTTACAATATGGTTGTTTACCATCTAATTTATTAGAATTATTATTAAAATTAAATAATTCTTGTTCTTTTTTACATTTAGTACATATTTTAGTTTTCATATGAATAAAAAGGAGAAATTAAAGATAACTACCTTGCCGTAGTATAATCTCTAAAATCTCCTATAATGTCTTTATATAAGATGGGCAAGCATCGTTATATATAAATATATAAAAGATAGGAAAAATTTAAATTATTATAATAAACTTTGATAATCTTGTTGAAATTTCATTAATTGATTATGGGAAACTTTGGCCCTTTCTAACCCAATTTCATTTTTCTTCAATAATCTAGCAGGATTTCCAACATATATATTTCCAGGTTCAATTTTAGTAGATTTTGTAACAACACACCCCATCCCAACGAAAGAAAAATGACCAATAATAGAAAATTGATGACATATAGAACCTAATGCCATGTTGGCCCCCTCCATAATATAAGAATGACCACCTATAAGAACATTACAACTTAAAGTACAATTATTTTTCATAATCGAATCGTGGGAGAAATGGCTGCCTCGTAACATAATATTATTATCACAGATTTCAGTGTTTTTAACTGTACCAGCATTTACTGTAACATATTCTCTAAAAACATTGTTATTACCTATAATAACTCCGAATTTATTTGAACCTCGGAAATAATCTCTATGTTCTGCAGGTGAACCTATAGAACAGAATGATTCAAATCTATTATAGTTACCTATTGTTGTATTTTTATATACAACACAATAGGGACCAATATAATTGTTATTACCAATACATGCTCCTTCTTCTATTATCGCTGTTGGGTGGATAAAATTATTCATGTTGTTTTATTTTAACAATTTCAATTAATTTTTTCAAACAATCAAGTTCTATATCTTTATATTTTTTTCTAGGACCATCTTCATATATAATTTTACTATCACCAAATGGTTTTAAGTCTGATTCACATTCAATGGTTCTTATTTTAAAATGATATCTACAAGATCTTTGTAATATAGAAATACTGTGATGTAAATTATACTTCTCTCTAAAAAATTCAAAAGCTTGTTCCCATATTATTTTTTTAGTATGGGGTATATTATGTCGGGAATCCATTTTAAACCTCCCATCATTATAAACGTCAAAAGTTTTTTCGCTAAAACCCAACTCAATTAATTGTTTAGCTAATTCATATGGAATAAAATATTTTTTCATATTTTTTATTTTGTATAATCTCCAGTTTCATAACTGAGATTTTGTCTTCTTTGTCTTTCAATTTCTTTAAAATGCAAAATTGAGTAATTATTTTCTAATGGTAATGTAGTTTTAATTCCACCACAAACTAATGTTTCATGAACTTTACCTTCCCACTTTATTCCTTTTCCATTACGAGCTATACGAAATTGGATATCAGGCCAATTTATTCTTTGTTGATCATCAATCCTCCAACCCCAATTTTGGATGTCTTGAGGAGTAATACCTTTTACAAAGTTTTGTCTTGGTAAACCAATTACATCAACACTAGGATTTAATTCAAGAATTAATGGTAAATCATCAATTAATTGTGGAGATAATCTTTCATCAGCATCTAAAAATATTAACCAATCTTTACATAAAGGATGTTCAATAAGTTTATTTTTCCAATTCCCAAAATGACCATCAAAATTACCACTTATAAGTTTAATTTTTCTACCCTTATGCAATTCCAACAATGAATCATGAAAACTAGTACCAGGAACACATTTATTCTCATCAACTAAAACTAGTATATTATCTTCATCACGTTTATTTATACGTAAATTTTCATATAATTTACTAAATTCTTTTTCCTCATCAGCTACAGTGACACAATAAGTTAATCTCATATTTATTGTTTATATTAATATATAAAAAGGAGATTACAAATCCCCTTCCTTTTTTAAAATAATTTTATAATTTCTAAATTTTTAGGTTCAAAATCATCTCTACCATAATATTCATCATATTTACTATTAGTAGTAAATACTTTATCAAAATAATCGGTAACAGGATCTTGTCCTAATTCTTGAACAGTAATGTGTGAAACAGCTAAATATAATTTACCACAGTTACGTTCTTTTAACATTTTAGCTAAACCTTTAAATGTACCACCATAAACTGAAATATCATCGATGATTAAAATATCTTTACCTCCAAAATCTTGTTTATCAATTTGTTGAGTTAATTTGGACTTACCTTCAACTAGTTTACGTGATTTAGAAGCAGAGAACGTTTCACAGGTCCAACCTAATTTATCACATAATTTCATCAGTGGTTTAAAACCACCTGCATCTGTTGACATCAAAATTAAATTATTGTCATTTTCACCTAATTCATCCCCATAACCTAATTTATGTAATACTAAACTAATAAATCTATGATTATCAATAATTTTTACATCATCAATTAATGCTTCAGTAGCTTCTTGATTGTGTGGGTGAAATACAGTAACAGAGTTAAATTTCATTTCATTAATGAATTTACAAACTAATTTAAGATTAGCTGGTTCGTTTTCTTCAAATCTTCTATCTGCTTGAGCATCAAATAAATTTGGAATCGTTAAATTTATCTTAACTTTATTATGGTCACAAATATCTTTAATTTGTCTCAATTGCCATAAATCTTCATATGAATTTATACGGAAAGTTAAATTATATTCAGTTTGACCTTCGAAATCAATTTGAGTGTAAAAACTACCATCAGGATATTTAATTTTATCTATTTTCATATATCAAACATTTTTAGATTATATTCTGCTTGTCTTTTACGTTTTAAAAATGCTTCTTCGGTTAATTCTATATAATCTATAAAAAAGTGACCTTGTTCTTTCTGTAATTGTTCTCTAGTTTTATTGGTTTTGATAAAACCTACAGTAAATCCTCTATCATTAGGACCACCATCAATATATTCTCTTTTTTCAAATATTTTCATAACTATACTAATTTATCCATTCGTTCACGAATTTCTGTTAATGTTGTTTTATTAAAAAACTTACCATCTTTATAAATAGTTTGTAATATATTAGCATCAGAGTAAGCTACTTGTTCTTCAACTTCACTTTTAACAACATATTCATTTTGATGTAGATAAACAAATTGAAAACCTTTTAATGATTTTTTAGAACCATCGTCTGTAACTGGGTCTTTATAAATGTTGTAACCTTTTTTAATTTTAGGCATAATTCCACTTCCACCTTCCCAATAATCTAAATCATCACTTTCTACTTCAAACCAAGCACCTTTAGCGGCAAACCCCATAGTATCACGTGTATTCATTTGATATGTAAATGAACCAACACCTAATACAATATTTGTAGCAGCAAATCCTTTAGCAGCTAATCTTTCATAAATAGATTGTTGACGTTCAAGATTAATTGAATCTCCATAAATAGCACCAATATAAGGTGGTAATACTTTATAACCTTGTTCGTTAATCGTATAACCGAAAATATCGGCAAGTAATTCGATAACACCTTTAGTTGTAGGTTCATTTAGATAATTTTCTCCTCTAAATCCTTTATCTGTATTAAAACCTCCAATAATTTTAGTAACCTTACCATCATCAACACCACAAATTATATCAACTGGATCTCCTGAATCAGGTCTAACTACTAGTTTCCCTTTACGATTAACTACAAGTTCTTTAATTTCTGGGTCTCTCAGATAATTAATAAATTGCCATGTACTAAATGTATCACAAACCATTGAAAACATACCTTCTGGTATTCTTGTTAACCAATCGATAATCATCTGTCTTTCACCAACAGTAAATATTTCTGTTGTAGAAACACTATGTTCAGAGGCATTTACAGAACCAATACATACTTGATCTAAAGGTTCATTATAAAAAAATCTAGCAGATGGGATTACAGGTAATGTATCACTACCCATAAAACAAGTAGCGTGACCTAAACCAGAAGCTATTTGTGAATATGGATCTAATCCACGAGCACTAAAATCATGACATAACCATGGAATCAACCAAGCATTTGTTGGATCTGTTTTCATTACATATTCATAACATCTTCTTTTATATTGAAGTGCTATTGTAGCAGATGTTGGAGCTTTCCAAGCTAATGAACTAATAAATGTTTCCAAATACAAAGTTAACCAAGCAAATCCATCGACAGTATTAATAAATGTCATATGTGGAATATTCGGTAAAGTCTCTATACCTTCTGGTAAAGATTGAATTTCGATAGGTAAATAACCTAAATCAAATAATTCTTCAAAATGTTTACCATCATAAGGTAAATTAAGATATAAAGACATATCTTTAACAAATCGTAAAGCGTCTTCTTTATAATTTATCCTATTTTCTTGTGGTGTCTCTAATATATCATATGATCTTTCTAACATTTTTCGTTTTTCTCCACCAAAGAAATTTTCTTCAAATTCGTGGTGTAACCATTTTACAACTAATTGTTGACCAAATGATACAACTTTAGTAGCTCCCTTAGGACCATATTTAAGACTTCTTGGAATCCAAGTCCCATATAATCTTGTTGTATTAGGAGCAAGCATTGATTTGTGTCCTACTTTATAACCATCACTATTATATAGTGCACTAAAACCAGGTATTTTAAACATATTTATTTTCTTTAAATTTTTTACAAATGAAATCTATCTCTCTATCAGTTAATAATCTATGGAATCTTTTATCTTTATGAGATTCTAAATAATGGTTAAATTTAAATGCAAATTCTTCCCAAGTTTTAAAATCTCCATGATCATACCATATGCCTATCATTTTATATCCTTGGACTAAGGATAATCTTTTTTCTTCAACAAACCCCCAATTTTCTTCTGTAATAGTATAATCAGGTTGATCTGAATTAACTTGTATTATCCATTTACCATTTAATTCCCGAACATCTTTCTCCGATTGTAGTATTATCTTCATAACTTTAATTTTATAATTTTACCTTTTAAACATACGAAAAATTATTTTAAAATCAAAATAGGTCTCATATGAGACCTAATTTTATAATATACCTAAGCTATCTAATGCTTCTATAAATTCAAATTGATTGAATTGTTTTAGTGAGGTAGGATCACTTTTATATTTAATATATTCCCCTGTTTGTGGGTTTTTAAACCTTTCTTTTTCATCATCAGGAACAGGTATGTTTTTTATTGAACACCACCCATAATCATCTTTTGAAGTACCATTCATAAAAACAATACCTTTATCTTCAATATTAACTACTTGCGGATACCAAAATCTACCTTCTTTATCAACAACTTTTAAATCTTTATATAATTCTGGTAGTGTGGATTCTAATTCTTCCAAATCAAATTCTCCTTCTTTCCAAAAATCACTTGATTGATATCCGGATACTAAACATTTATATGAATTATATGTTTCATTTATTGGAGTTATAAAACAACTCTCTTCTTTTTCAGCAATAGGACTATAACCTAAAACACCTTTTTTATCTATTTTCATAATACTTATTTTATACTTTTCTTAATGGAGGTAATACCAATAAATATGGAAGTTTAATATTAGTTTCTAAAATATTATATAATTTCTCCTTTATTTTCTCTTGATTAAAATTTTCTTTACAATAAAAACCCAAACGTTTTCCATTAGTTTCATATTTACTATAATTTTCAAAACAATCTTTCATTATTCCTCCAGCATATCCTAAATCCACACTGAACCACTGAGAACCTTCTATCAACATATCTTTGACTTGAGCGCTTGGGTGGATTGGAGTTAAATTACCTGGAACTAAAGATGTAAAATCTTTATTTAAAAAATCTAAATGACCTGACCAATTTGACGCTATTACTGGTTTTTTACTTTGTGTAAATTCTAATAATGGTCTACCATATCCTTCTCCTTTTGTTAAACTAACCATCGCTTTAATTTTTGGATGGTTATATAACTCATTCATTTCGTTATCAGTTATTTCACCATGAAATAAATAAATGTTAGGTAAATTGGTAGAATTAACAGTTTTTCTAATTTGGTCTATTCTTTTCAATATTTCTTCTCTGTTAGGAATAGAACATGACGATATTGATGTTTTTAATATTAATGCAGGTTTATCTTTTTTATTTTTAAATGTTTCTAAAAATACTTTTATTAACCCAGTAATATTTTTTCTATCTTCATTAAATTGTCCATTTAGCCATGAACCAGTGAATAGAAAGCAGAATTTTTCATCAATCTTATTTAATTCCTTATTAATTTCACTCTCTTTAGGTAAAGATGGAATAAACTTAAAAATATCTTCATTAAATCCTTCTCCAACAACCTCAATTAATTTTTCACATTTAAGTTTGCCTACAATTTGTTTTGTATTTGGATCTTGTTTATCAAAAATAGTATTCATAAACACATCTTTGGAATGTTGGGATGGAACTAAAATTAAATCCATCTTATTTAAACCTTCAATCCACCCAGGAGCACTAATATTAGTTTCAATCCCTGCTGTAATTAATATATTATAATTTCCTATAGGTTGAGCTTCTGTTGGGATGGTATGCCAAATCATAACATCTGGTTTATATGTTAGATTCTCTTTTAAAATATATTTATCTAAAAATCCCCATTCATTATAGTTATCTTGAATGAAACCTTCAGGTAACATTCCCCAACCACAAGGGATAATTTTTATATCATAATTATCGTCATATAATTCAATTAATGACTTAGCCCACATTCTTCCAGCACTTGGATAACCTCCGTAGACATCAACACTTGAATATAGTACTAATTTTGGTTTACTCATATTAATATATTAATTTTTGTTTTTGGAATTTATCTTCCAGCTCAGTTATTTTTGTTATATCAAAGGTTGGTTTTGGTGTGAATTTTTCTAATGTTTCATTAATACCTTCGACCATATTATTACACATATTATTAGCAGACATCATAGATTCTTTAGAAGTAACCCATTCACGACCTTTCAATCCATTTGATGTTCTTTCTTCTGGTTTCATTTTATAAACCTTTTCAATAGCATCAGCTAAATCTCTAAAATCTAAATGTGTGTCCCAAATATATGGTGTTTGAACTGATCCAACTAATGATAGATTATTTGGAAATACAGGAACCGACCACTCTCCATGTTTTTTAAATTTACCAAAATGATTAGATGGGAAATCTTCATTAAATTCAATCCATTTTCCCTCTTCGTCCATAAATTTCATTTGGTCTTGCATCCCACCAGTAACATTAGCTATAATCATAGTTCCAGCCATTAATGATTCGGTAAGAGATAAACCCCAACCTTCATTAGAAGACGGCAAACATGTTACATTAGATATATTATAAAGGAGATTCATTCCATTTGAATCCAGTTTTTTATTTGTAAAATAAACGTTGGATTTTTTACCAAATAACATTTCTCTAACAGCTAATAAATCAGTTCCATTAGGATCAATAGCATCTGTATGTAATAACAAAGATATTTTTTCTTGTTGTTCAGGAGTTAATTTTTCTTGAAATAATTTCCAAGCAACCATTAAATCTGATGGACATTTTCTTCTAATATTTCTAGAATTGAAAAAAGCTACAAATTCGGGTTCTTTGTCTTCAAAATATTCTTTTTTAGTATTTGAAATTAATATTTTATCTTCGATTGGATAAAATTTATCTTCATTAATTCCGTGAGGTATATATTTAATAATTTTATTCTTAGATTTATCACCTAAAACAACTTTATTAATATTAACAGTTTGTTTTGAAATACCAAATAAAGAATCACAACTATCATAAGCTGATAAATTCCATTTCGGGTAAGGTAACTCATCCCAAATGTTATAATACATTATTGGAATTTGTTTTCTAATCTCATTTTCAATTTTAAATAACCATTCAAAATAACGAGGATCTGTAAATATCATTATTGCATCTGGTTTTTCGTGTTTGATAATTTGTCTTATCAATCTAGCATCCCCATATCCATTATTTGGTAATAATAAAACAGATGAATCTTCATTCCCTGTTTCTTTATTTACAAAATCACTCATATCTACTCTTTGCCCAGCGTGTGGGTGATTAATTCCAGCACCTAATTGTACCCAATTATAAACATGAGATGTGCCTAAAATTATTTCTCGTGACATTGTCGCCACTCCAGAAAATAACATAAAATCATCAGATATAAGTAGTATTTTCTTCCTTTCTTCTTTTGGTATATAACCTGGTTTTGTCATAAATTAATTTTATTTTTTCTAATATACATAAACTTTATTGGTTATCCAAATAATTATAATTTAGAGTTGTTATATTTTTCATGATTTTCATCAAAATCAAAATAAAACTCTATAACTTCTATTAACTCTTTTTCCACCTTCTCTCTAGGTAAACCATGATTATTTACAATATCATCAATAGATTTTAATACATTATCATATAATTTATCAAACTTTGTTTTTAATCTTGATATTTTATCTTCAGGCATTTCATATTTACTTTTACAATATTCTAAAAGTATATTGAAATGATAATCATAATTAGTTTTTATTTCATTCTCCATATTTTTTATTTTTAGAAAAATATCCTTTTATTAATAATCCTTTTTTACCCTTAGCTGAATATTCGTTATTTTCATTATCGATTATTTTATCCAATAATATGTGGAGATGTTTTCTTTTTAATACATCGTCATCACCATCTAATGGAAGGTGGAGAACTATATTTTTATAGGGTGAAAAAGTTAATGGGTCATAAAATGTTGGTGTTATACAACATCCATCCTTTATAGGTAGGTGAATAATATTAGGATCATAGATAACAGGTGTCTCAGTTATACTATGAATAAAAAACTCACCCTCAATTATTTTACCATCTACTAATTTTTGAGTTTGTGATAATACCTCTGTATGTTGGGTAGATAATTTTAAATCACATTTCTCAAATTCTTTAGATTTTGATATAAGAGGAAGTAATAATTCTAAATATTTCCCTTGGATTATATCTGTATTATTAAAATATTCTTCTGTTAATATTTCTCGTAAATTCATTTATTTTCTTTTAAATTCTAAGTCGTTTTTTGAATGTAGTTTATTCCTGAATTCATCATCTTCTAAATATAATAATATTGCCCTGTCTACTAATTTTTGTAGTGAGAATTTATATCTTATAGTTTGAACTTTAAATTCTTCAAACAATTCAGTATCGACTTTTACTGATGTTAATGTTCTTGATTCATTTTTTCCCATTGTATTTTAATTTTAGTTATTTGTATATAAATATATAAATAGTCTAAAATATTGTGAATGGGTTTTGTGGTTTTTTAAATGGTGTTCCTCTACTACAATGTTCATCTAGGTCTTTGAATGGACAATACCCACAATTGGTTGGAGATATTCTTTTTTTAAATATATCTTTAGTGATATTCCCATGTTTATCAAATGTAGAGTTAGCAAAATCTTCTAACATCTCATATGCTTTTTTTATTTTACCTTTCCCAGATGCTGGTATAAATTCTTGGATTCTTTTCTCAGGATAATCGCCATCTTCTTTAATTTTCCTTTTTAGAATCATAAATTTTACTTCTATATCTTCTATAGGAAAATCATATTGTTCAGAAAATATTTTTTTATATAATAATAATTGTGCTAATTTTCCTTCATCTTTTTTATTTTTATCATACCAAGCTTTGGTTGATGATTTTAAATCGATAATTAATATTTTATTTGTTGGTTCATGATATAAAACTAAATCCAGAGCACCATTATAATATACGTTTGGTATAATATTATGAGATATTGGAACTTCACAACCAACTAAATGCCATCCTCTTTTAGAAAAATATTCACCAATTTTTCTTTTAAAATACCTTAATATTTCAAGACCATCCAAACAGAATTCATCTAATTGTTCTGGTGTTGAAAAGTGGTTTTTATTATTTTTTATATATTGTTCTAAGTAATTTTGTTTTAATTTAGTACGAAAAGTCATATCTAAATCCAATCTATCAGCAGCTGCTTTACTTTGTTCATAATATACAGTAAGATATGTTTGAATTATTTCATGTAGAGTTATTCCAAATAATAAATGTATATTAAAATTAGGAATTTTAATTTTATCTCTATATGTAAGTCCCCATCTATATTCACAACTATTAAAAATAGTCATCTGTGAATGACTAATAATTTTATCAGTACTCCAATCTATACTTCTTTGTTTGTAATTTCGAACATATTTTAATATTTGAGGAATAGATTTCTTTTCTTTTACTTTTTTCAATATATTTTATAATTTTAAAAATTTAAAATTAACTGTATTAAAATTAACCCCAGGAAATTCTTCTAATTCAATTGTTGATGATGATCTTCCAACATCCATGGAATGTAATATATATGGATATAAAAACTTTAAATCTTTAATTTTTTCTTTGTCTGAAGAATAACCATTGTTCATTGTTTCTTCATCTATAAAAACTTTAAATTTATTATTTAAAATAAAAGCTTTATCTTCTTCAGAATTTTCGCCAAATCCAAAATAACTCATTCTAAAGTAAATCCCCATTACTTTTTGTTGTAATTCTTTATCTTCTACTAACATAATTGATTTTTATAAAAATCCCACCTAACTGCTTCACTATATTTGAATATTTAACTAAAGATGCTATCTTTAAAGTGTTATATTTCCTTATACTTCGGGTCTTTCAAGGTTACAGGTTTGTGGGAAAGTTACTATTAACCTTTGTTCACTTTTATAATTCTTCTACATCATAACGATTAGCTAAATCTTCAGCAAATTCGTCTGCATTTAATGGTTTTTCAATAACTTCAGGATTATTTGAATAATGTTTCCAAGATTCATCCCATTGTGATATCTCTTCTAAAATATCTCTAAAAATTGTTTTTTTATCTTTTTCTAACATAGGTTTTACGTCTCTATTTTGTGTCATATTTGTAGTTGTTTGTGTCCAATCTCCTAAACCAGTATATGATTTAGCATCTTCTTGCATTTCCATATATTTTGTTACAGAATCACTCATAATTTATCATTTTAATAGTTTTATTTGTTCTTTATCATTAATTCCCATATTACTTAATATAGATTTTATTTTTTGTTCATCTAGTATATCTAAACTATCGCTTATCTCTCTCGTACTTGTTTTATAAAACGATGCTAATAAATCTATAACGTCTTCACTATAATTATTTTTCTTAGCTTTAATCCACCTGTAATAAAGTTTTTTCTTAGGTAGAACTTTTAAATAAAGATTATAATGATGTTTATTACTAACTTGATATTTTTGCACATCACTAATTATTTCAATAAGTTCAGGACACATAGAAAGCCATAAATTAACTATAAAAGGTAAGTAAGTTTTTTGCTCCTCGAGAGAGTGTTTTTCCCAAGGAGTTTTATAAACTGTTAAATGATTTAACCAATCACCTGGTTTCATTAGTCTTCGTTTTCTATAATAAATCTCATTTCTTGAGGCACACCATCCAAATTAATTTCTCCCGTTTCTGGGTCGAAATATATTTGTAATGGTAATATCATATCCTCACCAGCACCCGTAATAAATCTACTCACTTTACGAAGTACAAAACCTTGCTGCCAGATTTTTTTCCCAGATTTAGTTAACACTGGGGTTGTTTTTTTAAGATCCAAATTCATTTTTGGTTGTTCCATAATCTTGTTTTTATTTATTGTTTATAATTCTCGAACATAATCCAAGGAATGTAATGTCCTTGCTTGGACTACTTGTTGATTGGAATAATGACTCAGCTATATACCAAGCAACACCAGTATTTGAGGTGTATTCATCTAATCTATCACTTAATAATGAATATAATTCTGTATAATCTTTTAATTGTAAATCAATTACAATTTTTCTCACATCATTAAATTTATTATCTTTTAATGATTTAATAAGTAAATCACTTACTTTATTTATTTGACTTTGAACACTCGTTACTACTAATTCTCCAGTTTTAGAAAAAGATTGTAATTTTATTAATGTTTGTCTATTATCAGGATATGTCTGATTTACTAATTGTGCTATATCAGGTAATGAAAATTTTATATTTTCATTTTCTAATATTTGTTTACATTTAGAGGCTAATTCTGATTTAGATGGGGGAGTTAATTCATATCTCTCTAGACGTGATGAAATAGGACTAGCTATTCTTTCAAAATAATTACAAGTAAATATAAAACGGGTTCCTAGTGAGAATGTTTCAATAATATTCCTTAATGCCATTTGTGCAGCGGCAGTTAAATAATCAGCTTCATCTAATATAATTATTTTTAATGGTTTGAATGAGGCTGATGATGCGAATGATTTTACTTTTTCACGAATAGTATCAATACCATTTTCATCTGATGCATTAATGTAGAGAGAATCGCAGTCAATATTTTCTACAACTAATTTAGCTGCTGTGGTTTTACCAGAACCCGGTATTCCACTTAATATAATGTTGGGTATTTGTCCTTCTTCAATCCATTTTTCAATATCAGCACGAAACGTTGGGTTACCTATATAACCATTCAAACTTGTACATCTATATTTTTCTGTCCAAAGATAATGTTTTGGATTATTTTCTAATGACATATTTATAATAATTTTTATTTTCTTTAAATAATGTTCCTTCTCTAACTAATAAATTACATATAAATTGGGCCCACTTTGTTGTTGTAAATATATCTCCATTATACAATACATTAAATCCTTGTATCATAAGGATGAAGTCTAATAATTTTACCATAATATATAAAATTTATTTGTTAAAAACAAATCCCTCTTTCGAGGGATTTTATTTTTTAATACATTTGAGGTAATACCTGTTCTGGTTCTTTACTTCTTACTTCATATACTAAATTATTAGTAGTTAATATAGTACCAGCAACAGAACTTGAGTTAACCATACTAGATTTAGTTACTTTTAGTGGATCTAAAATACCTCTATCTTTCATATTAACAATAGACTCAGTTTTAAGATCATATCCTAACCAATTATTTTTTGTTGAAACTAATTGAGAAACTAATTCTTCAATTCTTTCTTCTTCATATCCAGCGTTTTGTAATATTTTATAAAATGGTGCAAAACATGCTCTATACACAATATCCTGACCTGTTTTAATGTCTTTATCATCAGAGAATTTAATGTCTTGGGATGCATAAATTAAAGCAACACCTCCTCCAGGTAAAATCCCTTCTTCTAAAGCTGATTTAGTAGCAAATAAAGCATCTTCAACTCTATCCTTTTTTTCATCAATTTCTAACTCAGAGTTCCCTCCAACAGAAATTACAGCTACACCACCAACCATTCTTCCAAGTCTTTCTTGTAGTTTTTCTTTCTCAAACATTGATGATGCTTCATCTATTTGAGTTTTTAACTCTTTAGCACGTTTTTCAACATCTTCCTCAGTACAATTTCCATCTACTATTGTAGTTTTATCTTTTGAAATAGTAGCTGTTCTTGAACTACCCAAATATTTACTATAATCAGATACTGATAATTTGTCTAGTTTTAAACCTTTTTCTGGGGAAATAACTGTTCCTCCAGTTATAACGGCTAAATCCTCTAAAATAGCTGTTCTTCTATCTCCAAAATCTGGAGCTTTAACTGCTACAGAATCCAAAATACCTCTCATTTTATTAACAATAAGGGTAGATAATGCTTCTCCATCAATATCCTCAGCGATAATTAAAAGGGGTCTTTGTTCTGTATTAGCCATATTCATAACAGTGATAACATCATTAGCTGCTGTTATTCTTCCATTATAAATTAATATTAATGGTTTTTCCAAAAATGTAGTCATAGTATCGTTATTAGTAACGAAATATGGAGATTTATATCCTCTATCAAACTGCATTCCTTCCACTGTTTCTAGTGTAGTTTCTCCACTTTTAGATTTTTCAATAGCTACAACCCCTTCTCTACCAACTTTATCTAATGCAGTAGCAATTAAGTTACCAATCTCAGGATCATTATTACCTGATATTGTTGCAACTTCTTTAATTTGAGAATCTTCAGTTATATCTAATTTAATAGTTTTTAAACTTTCAACTACTTGATTAACAGCATCATCAATCCCTTTTTTGATTAATGTTTTGTTTGAACCTTTGGATATAGCTTTATATCCTTCTTTTACTATAGTAGCAGCTAATAATGTTGAAGTAGTTGTACCATCACCATTTTGTTGGGCTGATTTAATTGCTACCTCTTTTACCATCTGTACTCCTTCGTTTTCGATCTCATCTTCAAGATCTTCAAACGCCTTAGCTACTGATACTCCATCTTTTGTTGCTCTTCTTTTACCATATCTATCCTTAATCAGTACAGTGTTACCAAAAGGCCCTAATGTGTCTGATACGGCAGAGTTTAGTTTTTCAATTCCTCTTTGTAAGCCTGTGCTTAATTCTTCTCCACTTGATGTTTTAGTCATTTTCTTCTTCTATTTTTGCTAATAAATCTTGTACACTACAGATAATAAAATCTTCTCTATCTACTGTTACTTTTTGTGCTCCCAACGCCGGATATAAGACCAAATCACCTTCAACAAATTTTGATGGTACTTCAATACCAAGTTGAAAATTATAAATTGGTGAAATTGATTCAATTCTAGCCTGCATTGGTTTACTATCCCCAATATTAGGAATAATAATAGCCCCATGTTTTTGCTCGCTTTCCTCTAGGGGTCTTAGAATAGCTTGTCCAAAATTTGGAATTAATTTACTCATATTTAATTATTTATATTTATTTATTCGGAACTAACCAATATTGGCATTTTAATTCATCTTCTTTGGTAATTAATGATATTATTCCCATAGGATATACTAACATTTTTATTGATGAATTTGTATTATTATTTAATATTTCCCTAAAATTAGGTACTTTAAAAACAAACTTTGGTAAATCATTATAAATTTCAGTAGGTTGGGAAAATGTAATTTTATTTGCATATCTTTCTTGAAGACCTATAACAAATTCCAACGTATTTACTTTTTGTTTATCAACTTTAGGTTGAATAGAAAATGTTTCAATTTTTTCTAAAGCATTATGAGCTTTAATAAACCTACTAATAAAGTCTTGATCTAATATTAATTCTATTGATGGTTCAGGCAGTGTATTAGATAATGACGCTTCGGATATTAAACCCAAATCACCTAAATTATATGATAAATCAAATTGATTATCTTTAATTTCCATCTTCATGGCTTTACCATCCTTTTCTACGATATCAATTTCGATAGGATCATTACATATTTTAACTAATTTATATAATTGAGTTGTATCATATATACCCAATTCATTATCTTGAAGATTTACAGGAGCATTTAATTCCCCTATGCAATCTTTTAATGTAGTAGCAAAATTAATTTTAAGATTATTATTATTTATTTTCCATCTAACTTGTTCTGTTAAACCACCTAAATAATAACGCTCTATTATACTTGTCAATATTTTTTTATCCATTATTTTTTATATATTATTAATATACAATATTATTTTTTATTATCCAAATCCCTTTTAAGAGAAGTTGAAATAATCTGATATAAATGAGTTAAAAACTACAGTACCCCACTTCATATCATCATATATTTTTTGTATTTTTTCTTCTAAAATAGTTTCAAATAGTTTATCTCTATCGATAAATTCTTCTACTAAATCAATTATAAATTTAGGATCATCATAACCTTTAATAGCTATAGTATTTATCATGTAAGGATTATGTTTTAAATATATTAAATATATTTTATCTCCAATTTGAATTTGTGAATGAGTTTTATCTAACTCATTAAATTTAATTAAATCATTATATATAATAGCACCTTTAGTGTTAGGAGGACATTTTTTCTGTAACTCAGAAAATATTTTCCCTTTTGGTGGTGGTGAAGCAATATATTCCCCAATTTTTTTAATTCCTGTAGGTTTAATTAACTTTCTCCAATCAACTTTATAGGTAGAATCTTTAAAATCAACAATAAATTTATCTATATCTTTTTTAGAGGTGGCAAATAATAATTTTTTAATTAAATCATCACCAAAACCTTTAAAATATGGAGGGAAGTTGGATTTTGTAATATCTAATCCCATCACAACCATCTTATCTACAGGAATACCTTCTTTATCTACCATATGCAATGCATATCTTCTCTTTCCAGACAGATAAGCTGCTTGGAATATAAATTCTGGTTTCAAATCAAAATAATGTTCATCAGAATTTAATATTTCTTTTGCTAAAACTGATTGGTAATTATTTAATAAAGGTCTTAGTTCTTCTTGTAATAATTTAGCTTTGGGAAGAGTATCTTCTTTAGATAAGAGATCTAAATCTGGGTATAATTTTTTTAGGATAGGTTCAAAACTAAGAATCATTGAGTCAGTATCACTCAAATTAACATATTTATTCTCTTTATTTATATCGAAATTCATAATTATTTTTTATATGCTCTAAATTCTTCCCCAGGTTTCTCACTCTCATCTTCAGTTAATAATCCTAAAGATATGAAATGTTCCCTCATATTATCGTCCATTTCCCAAATTTCATCATCAACTTCTTTATTCTCAAAATTATCTTTAGGTTTAATTTTATTTCCACTATATAAATCTCCTACAGTTAAGAAATAACAATTATAGCATAGAAATTCTAAATTATCTTGCTTCCAATTTTTTTTATTTTTATCAATAAAATTTAATATAATTGGAACTTTATAATCATATATTCTCTGTTCTTTAAAACCACATTTATTACATTCTTCAGGTAGTATACATTGATGAATTAATTTACTTTTAAATTCATCTAAAGAATAAGTAGGTGAGTAAACTTCACCAGATAATATGCGTTTTAACCATTCATCATTATATTTATTACTTCGCATTTTAGGAATCCCTTTTGCTGTTTGATTTTTATGAACATCAAATAAAGTTTTCCCATCTTTATCATAATATAATTTAGAATATTTTCTATATGTAGTATAATCAACACCAAGATATCGAGATGCTTGAAGATTTGATTTTGTCATCTTCATTGCCCTTATTACATCCTGTTTACTTAAATATTTAGCCATTATTTTAAATATTTTTCATCAATAATTTTATTAACATGCATAACACTTTCTTGAATCATTCTTTGACCCGTTGTAGTAATAGCAGATGATAATATTTTATAACCATCAGTAAATCTCCAAGAGTTAATTGCAAAAGCACCATACACAGCATTTAATAGAATTTTAAATGAGTGTTGTTGAGAGTCATATAATTTTCCTAAAACTTCATCACCACCTTTATAAGCAATCTCCATTTTTTTCTTATATTCTTTTCTCATCATAAACCAATCCGTTAAAACTTCTGCAACTACACTCTTTACATCTGTTCTAAAACAAACACCATTTGGTGATATATTCCATTTTTTATTCTCGATGGTTTTTATTAATTTACCTATAGTGATTTTGGTTGTTTTTGAAGTATAAGTTTCTTTATCTAATATCTCAAATTCAATTTCCTCATTAGGATTTTTCTTTTTTAAATCTGATAAACCCCACCATAAATTTCTTGTTGGTTCATCAATAACAATTCTTCCAACTAGTGTTTCAATACCTAAATTTAAGGAACGAATAATTGATGGATATAATGATGCGTAATCATAATCTGATAACCATCTATATACTCCCGGTTTTATGTCTAATAAAAATCCACCAGCATATCCTTGTAGTTTTTTTACTGTTCTTAATTCTCGGGTTTTAAATTCGTTAGATTTTGTTTTAATAACAACCATATCTCCATCTATTGAGTGGATTTCTCCTTCTATTGATGGTGTATTTCTTTGGTTATTAACAATATCCCCTATGTTTAACTCTTTAATTTCTTTATTTATTGTAGTAGGTTTATTATGGACTATAATTTTTTTCCTTTTAAGATATGTTAAAATAGCTCCTTCATTTAATACTGTATTATAATATATAGATTCATAAGGAGTATGACAAAGATGAGATATAAGTACTGTTAATTGAACGAATTGTAAATTCTCTTCTAATACCTCTAAAATTTCAACATCACGAATATTATATTCAATATACTTTTCAGGATCTTTGGCTAATAATTCATCTAAATTACCAGAATATTCAATTTTACCTAATTTAGCATATTTAACACCAATATTATGTAATGTATATGATGGTTCTTCTTTAGTAATATACTTTTTAAGTAATCGCATAAAGTCCATACTATTAATACCACCAATAGTAATTGGTTTATCTGGTTGGGATGGATCATTGATTACTTTTTTAATTGGAGATAACAAATTAGCTGTTTCTTCTCCAAAAACTTTAAGTATTCTACAATAAAGATAAGGTATATCGAAAAAATCTGAGTTATAACCAATTATAATTGTAGGATCTATTTCTCTCCATTTCTTCAAAAACTTATTAATCATGTCTCTTTCAGAATAACAAGTAATAACTGTATTTATTCCTATCTCCTTATCAGTAAGTTTTTTATCATTATCTACTATCCAACATATTCTTTTTTTAACATTATTTTCATAATATGTTAAAGCTAATGATGTTAATTCTGCTGGTGCTGCTTGAATGTAACTAGGAGTTAATGAACCTAATAATTGAATCTCAATATCGAGATACACCTTATTATGGTAAGTTGGTTGTTCATCAGTTTTATAATAGAAATCACGAAGAACTGCAATTTCTTTCTGCACGTCCTTTTCTAATATTTGATTATCGAACCAATTATATTTTCCATCTATTTTGGAACATTTCTTTCCAAATAGAGTAGTATAATCCCCCTCATCATCTAATTGGTAAACTGGAGGTTGGTATTTGAATCTTTTCCAACCTTGCTCATCGTCTCTAAGATATATATATCCTCTGTCAGGGTTTCCTTTTCTACGTTCTTGAAATATTGCTTGGTAGATAATATTAAATTTTAATTGTTATACTTCCATATAAAACCATAAGCTTGTTTCGCGTTACCACTTAAATGATTGCATATGCCTTGTTGTTTGATACCCAATTCTAAACTAGCTTTTTTTATACTAGACCATTCTTGGATAAAATTACCTTCTAAATCATATTGTAAAATGCTTCTACTAAAATTATTTTTAGAAAAGGAATTAATTTTTAAAGGGTAATTATCATTTTTGTATACCCATAATGATTTATATGCTGATGGGGATTTCCCTTTTAAATGATTAGTGATTAATGTACCATTTATTAAATTATTTTTTTTGGCATATTCTAAAGCAGACCCCCATTCTTTAATAAAATTTCCATCTAAATCGTATTGTAATATAACTCTACTTCTATCACAACCAAAACCATATAATTTTATTCTCTCATTTCGAGATTCTCTCATTTTTTGTTTAGTTTCTTCAGAATATACTCTACCTTTTGTAGTATTAGATATTTTTAATTTAGTTTCTTCAGAAACAACATTGGAACCACCTCCACCATTATTTTTATTTTGAACATCAAATCCCAAGAATTTGAAATATGAAATCCAAAATGATTCTAAAGGACACCATTTATTCTTATCCCAAGAATCTATTTTATCAATATACGAAAATCCAATGTGTTTTCCAAAAGTCCTTTTATGATTATAATGACGTTTAGAAATATTATATTGATGAGAACGTTCTTTTCCTATATAAACCTTATTAGGGTCCCCATAACAATTAGTAACTAGGTAAATTTGTGTAAATTTTTCGGAATCTAAAATACTCATGATTATTATTTATATAACCATAAATATTAAAGAGAAATATTTTATTGCAGGACTCTTGAAATATAGATTGATACATTAATAAATTATATATGTTAAATTATTAGGATTATTATTGATACAAGTAAATCTTATGGGAAATTCCATCTTCCCCTTCTCAAAAGATATCTTTTCATACCCTAATTTATTTAATTTATTAACCTTAGAATGGAATTCTTTCTCAGAATTTACATTAAATGGGAATTTTATTTTTGTAGGATCATTTACTTTCATAATAATTCATATATAAACTCAACAGGTAAATAAATATTCTCTAATTCTAAAGCATCTTTAAATAAAGGTGCTATATCTTCCACTTTAAAATAAGCTAACGAACATCCTAATTTACTAACATAAAATACTTTATTTGGATTGTTTTTAGCGAATTTTATAAATTCTTCCACTCCTTCCTTTATATAAGATAATGGTGTGGGAGGCATATGAGGTCTTAATTCTTTGGTAATTATAGCATAACTTTGTCCTTGCAATCCCTCACTTTGACCATAAATCGCTCCGAATTTTTGTTTAGCAATTAATGCTGCTCCTTTACCATGTCTTCCTTGAGGATTACTACCAAAGACAAATATTTCATTATCTTTAAGTTCTGTTATATTATTTGGTGTTATTCTCATTTTATAAAACTTTTATCCCAAGTACTTTTTTTAGTAGTTCCATCTACCCACTTCCATGTTTTTTCTGCTTCTTCTAAATTTTCGTTTGAGTAATATTTCCACCAAAGAAACATTTCCCAATAGGTATCTCTAAATCTTTCTCCTTCTGGTGCTATCCACCATACACAAAACTGCCATTTGAAGAAAAATATATAAAACGCAGGTCCCCATTCAAATCTAGGTGTATTAAATTTATCTTTCCAACCTAATTCATTTGTATAGAATTTAACAAGCCATCCAACTTGTAACCAATAATATACACCAAATAAATTAAATATCCCATCTTTAGAACGTCTACTCATTGGAAGATTTTCAAATCTATTAATATGACTTAAATGTGGATATCTCTTATCTAATTCCTCCTTTTTTTCATCCGATACTAATTTTAATTTTCTTAGTTTAAAAATAGTAGGACAATATCCTCTAGGCCAAAAATATGGAGCACCATGTCTTAATTTTCCTAAATAATATTTTTTTAGTAAAGGTTTGAAAGGGCTATTTTTTATCTGTTTTAATATTTTCATAAAAAGTATATTTCCAATTATTATCTAATCTATGTTCTTTCCTTCCTTCACAACGACATATAATTTCATCTTCTAATCCCCAATCTGTATCATAAGCTGGTACTCCATATCCAAAAGATAAAACTCCATCTATATCTGTAAATGATGATACTGGTTTTAGAGGTGTTCCTAAATCATGGTATTTTTTAAAAATATTGTAATATTCTTCTTTAGTAATTTCTTTCATAATTCATTTATTATTAATCCATTATTTAATTTTAATGGAAATTTTATCGGGAAAATTAGATTATTTACTGTTCCTAAAAATATAGCTAATTTTCTTTTATCTTTTACTTCACTAAATCTCCAATCGTTCTCTAATGGGAAATTAGTAAAGTTATCATAATAAATAGCATATCCTTTTTTCCAATAAGAATGACTTGTCTTTGGATCTGTTATATAATGTTCTGTTAAAAATACACTTTTCATAACTTTTATTTTAGTAAATATACGAAGAAAAATTTAGGTCTCAAAAGAGACCTAATATTATTTATTTCTACATGATTCGATTTCTTCTATTGTAAATAGAGATTTTAAATCAGGTTCGGACCAATTTACATTTTTCATAATTTTATTATCTCGAACTCGATAACAAACATACCCATCACCTTCTTTTCTATAATTTACATTCTCACCTTGTTGTACACTTCTTACAGCACACGTATGTTTCGCTTCTTCTTCCGTTTTACATATCTTAGATAAGTTAGATCTTTGTACTTCTGCGTATCCAGCCATAATTTTGTCTTTAAGGCCAAAAGACAACGCACCATTCCCAAGACAAACATAAGTAATATCCAAAATAGCATCAAGTACTTCAACGATATCTCCATTTTTTACAGCTTCTTCTAATTCTTCTAATTCTTCTTTAATAAAATTAACAACAAAATCTGCATCTTCTTTATTAATTGTTGGTATTGTTCTATTTTGATAGGATTTGCCCATCATTTCATTAAATTGTTGAACTTCATCAACAAATGGTACAGAATTCTGTTTTTCCAATTCTATTTTTTCTTGAAGTTTTTGGATTTTATAGATTACATCATCTCCAAATTCTATTTTAGACATCATTGATAAATCAATTGCCTGAGATTTCCATAATTCTAATAATTCTTGTTCTGATTTTGTCATAATTTTATTTTATTACTTTTATTATACTTGTTATTGCTATTCTATAATCATCACTTAAATTTGGGGAGCTAAAATGCATACAATCTTTATCATGTACTAGTATTTCTCCTTTTTTCATTGGAACTTTAACAAATTCGGAATTTTTATAAACGTCTGAATATAAAGAGTATCCTGTTTTGCCAGTTCTTGTTCTTACATTTGTTCCTATAGCTTTATGCTCTGCTAAACCATATTTATGACTTCCTGGAACATAAAACATACATGAATTTAATATATCAACGTCTTGTAATGGGATCCAAAATGTATAAACTTTATCTTTACTATCAAAATAAGCATTATCTTGATGAGCAGATGTCATTTTATAATTTGGAGGTTTACAGAAATACTGGTTATTTAATATATTAAATTCTTGGGCTCCTATTAAACCCGCTAATAATCCATTTAAATTACCAAAATTTAAATTTTGGATTTGTTTTATATCGCCTAATTTTGTTCTAAATACATCTTTAGATTCTTTACTTTTAGCAATTTCTTCTAAATTTGTAGAAAAATGAAAATTATTTATTGTTTTAACAATTTCTTCATTATTAAATACTTGAAAACCATCTTTTTCCAAAGTTTCTTTTCCTATATAATTTCTAAATTCCATTAATATATACTTGTATTAAGTGTTAGTATTGGTAATTTCTTTTGTTGCATCGTTAATAATCTTATTGTTTCATCTAATATTTGGTCTAACCCATTATTAAAACCCCTCACTCTATTCATATTTTTATCAGGTTCTTCAATATTATAAAAATGACTTATAGTTTCATCATTACATTCTACTTTTATCACCATATTAGGTAAATAATATCCTTCTTTTACTAATCTACGAAGAAGTCTATAACAAAGAATTCCCTCAAAGATACAATTTTTACCAGAATGATAACAATTATCTAATTCTGTTTGAAATTGGTTTAAAGCATTTTCATAACCACATTTTTCGATGAATTCATCTGCAATAAACAATTCATGGCCTGTATCCATAGCTAATTTTCTAGCTATGGTTACTTTTCCACTTTTTGTTTTTCCAAGAATCATTATTATCTGTTGATTACGGCAATAATCAATTATTTTATCTGTGACTAAACTTTCTGGAGACATTATTCTTTAATTATTACACCTAATTTATAATAGTATTTAAAATCATTACAGAATGGATTATCATTCATTATTAATATTTTACTACCTTTTTTATAATTATATGTTTCTCCGTCTCTAGTGAACACTAAATTACCTTGAAATGTATATATACCTTCGGTGAAATCATCGGTATTCTGTTCAGTAAAATTATTCTCGGTTGGTTGTGTAGTATTATACGGGACCCAGTTGTTTAACGTTTCTTGTCGCCTAGTACACCCACAATCTTCAATGCCTAATAAATCAGCAGTTTTTTCAACTAATTTATCTATACCAGTAGCTTCTGTAAATTTAGCTATAGTATCACCCAATCCACGACTTTTAACCATATTATTTATTATATTTTTTACTATTATTACAACGTTTAGTCCATTTGAGATTATCAGGAATAGTAGCTTCATATGGAGATAATCCTTCTTTAAAACATTGAGAACGAGACTTAATGTGATCTAATGTTGGATAATCTTTATGAGTATAAGGAAGAGATAAATTATTTTTAATATACTCTCCATCGATATAATCATATCCATCCCAAAACTCAAGCATCTGTTTTCTTATTTTACGAGTAAGATCATTACATCTCCTCCAATATTGTTTCCATTCCGCTTTATCCCAATCTATTATATTACCATTTTTTTTCCTTGTTTCAATACCTTTTTTCCAAGAATCGTTAGGACGATTTTCTCTCATTTTATTGGCTCTATCAGATAATCCTAACTCTATAGAATTTTTAGACATATTAATTCCTTTACAAATATTGGAACAAAAATTATTTGGGTTATTAGAATTTAATATTCTTAAAGAATTACCACATTCTATACATTCTTTATAACTTCTTTCTTTTCTTCTAGAATTAACTCTACATTCTTTGGAACAATATATTTTTACAGGTTCTATTCTTTTAGGATTTCTTGGTTTTGTTGTAATGATATAATTCCTAGAAAAATTATTTCCACATTCATTACAACAATAGGTATATTCTCTCATATTATTATTTTTATATAAATATATGAGAGAAAAACTCCTTTGTAATCATTATATACTTACACACCCCTCATATCTGAGAATCCTATTATATGTGCACGTCCGGTAAAATTATAACCCCTATTAGTACATTCCTCTAAAACATACTTATAATTTGGAATTATTGCCTCTCTAGTATCACCTGCTGGCATAACCCAAGTTTTGTTTTTTGGAATACCATGAATTAGTCTAAAATCTTCAACTTTATCCCAAATTCCTTCATCATTTCTATCTACAACCGGTTTAAAATGATAATCTTTGTGATATGACAACATTTGTCCTATAGCTTCATGATTCATTCTAAATTTGTTGTGTTGTTTAATCATTTTTTCATCAACTAATTTATCAGAATTAGGCAATTGAACTCCTAATTTAGGAATTGAGTTTTCAAATTTAGGTGATAAAGAAATTAAATCAATAGGATATTTCGTTTTTATAAAATGTGAACCTTCTGTTTCAATAGTAACAAAAGAATTGAATTCATATTCTCCAAATCCTACTTTCTTTTGGCCATGATATTCTTTAAACATAGTTACTAATTCGTCTACTAATTCAGGATGCATTGTAGGAGAACCTCCCGAAATCATTAAATGATTTATATCTGGTCTTGATTCAAATAATTCTTTAATAGCTTGTAATGACCAAGTACCTTTTTCTGGAGTAATTGAAGTATAGAAAGAGTCACACCAACCCCCCTCTCCGAACCAACATCTATGTGTGCATCCAGTAGTCCTTATTAGAAAGTGAGGATAACCAGCTCTTGAACCTTCTGTTTGGATACATGTATAAGCTTCAATAATTGGTTGTATTTTATTATAATCCATATTATTTTTATTTATTTGTTTTTTTTATTTAACCAATTATGTAATTTTATATCAATAATCTTTTTAATTAATGTAAATAAACCAACCGAAGCAATTGATAATTTCCACCACCAATTATAGAAAAATAATAAAACTAGAGATACACCAAAAGCTACATAACATAATATAATTAACAAACCAACTATTACACTAAACTTGAAGTTTTCATTAGTAAAATGATCTGTTATATTATTTACAAGTTGATTTTTATTCATTATCCTAATTTTATCATATCCATTACTTCTTGTTTAGCAGTTTTTTCATGATTTGAAAACACACCACTAACTTCACTTGTTACCATAGAACATCCTTGATGCCCAACTCCTCTTTCAGATACACAATTATGTCCTGAATCAATTACTACCATTACTCCAATATTACCTTCACATATTTTATTAATTGCGTTATGAATATTTACTGTAAGTGCTTCCTGGATTTGTCCTCTTCTACCAAAATGTTCGACAATTCTATTTAATTTACTTAAACCAACTACGGTACCATTTTTTCCAGGGATATATGCAATATGTACTTTTCCTTTAATTGCTTGGTGGTGATGTGAGCACATTGAATGTAAAGGAATATTTTTCTCTAATACAATACCATCATACCCATCAGCAGGAAATGATGTTATGTTTGATAAAACGTTATATCTACCATACCACAATCCATTTACATACGCTTTTGAAACTCTACGTGGAGTATCATTTGAGTTTGGGTCATTTTTCCAATCAACTCCTAAAGCTGTTAAAAAATTCCCATAATGGATTGTAGCTTCATCAATGATTTTATCTTTTTCTTCTTGGGTTAAAGAACGATGTTCTTTTTTTAATACTTCTTCCAATTGGGTTGAAATACCATTAGCAAAACCAGGTTTTGCTTTTTCTAATTCTTCAATTTTAATTTCTTTTCGTTTCGACATATATTTATTTTAATTATTTAAATGTAATCTATTTTAAATGCTTCTAATGAATATTTAAATGGGTTTTTTTCAATATTTTTTATTAAATCAAGGATATCATTTAGTATTTCTCTAACTTCAAATCTAATTTCTACATTAGCTCCTAATCTTATCAAATCAGCAAAATCAAGAAAACTTAAATATAAATTTATATTAAGTTGTTCAAAATTAGTTAAAAATAAATTAGAAACTTCATTAGATCTTTGAACGTTGAAATACATTTCCATATCCGTTTTGAATCTATCTCTTAATTTATGAGATAATTCAATATAATCCATCATTATATTAAACATATTATCTCCCTTTTTACTAAATTCTAATCCACTATCTAATATGATATTATCTTTAATTATTTGATCGTGACATTCTCTAGGAAGTATATGAGTTAATTCTTCTTTTTTAGAAATGGAATATTTTAATGGTTTTAATTTAATTAAATCAAAAAATGTTAATGGATCTACAGTTAAATTAAAACATAATTTTGATGAATCAAAATAGAAATGTTTTCCTTCCTTTACTAAATATTTTAACACATTTGATGAGATATATTTTTTATCCCCCCAATTATTAAATTTTTCAAAATTAAAAGATTCTGAGTGGAGTTTATCTCCACCCAAAAAATCTATTAATTCTACTGTATTTCTATTCATTATTTATGTATTCTTGTATTGTGATGTTTTGGGTTTTTTCTAAATAATGGAATTCACGATGACAATTAGAACATAGAGGTATGCATTTTTCCATTTCCTCAAAAGCAGCTTTTAAAGATTTATAACACCAGGCATTTCCTATATCAAATAATTTATTGGAAGGATCCAGGTGATGGAAATCTAAAAGATACCATCTATCTTCATAACATTTAGAACAGCTTAGTGTTTCTTTATGTTTTTGAATAGCTTCTTTAAATTTATTTTTAAAATCCTTTTGGTATTCTCTCCATTGTTCTTTATTTTTGTTGTAATTTTTTTTCGTAGTTGATTTAACACAATCTTTACAATAAAATTCCCAACCGTCTTTTCTTGATTTTCTATGATGCCAATATTCTTCTGTTAAAGGTTTATGATTATCACATTTTTTACAATATCTTAATTCTTCCATATATTATAATTATTTAATATAAATATGGTAGGCAATCTAAAAAATTAAGAAGTCTCTATTTTTTTGAAAATTCTTCACATATTTTAGTTACATATTCTTTTACAAATCCCCAAGATACTAAAGTACCATCTTCTTCTGCATATTGTAATGGATCTTCTAAACCTAGTTTAATAAAAGATTCTATACGTTCAATACTTGATCCACTTTTATAATCACTTACCCAAATTTCCTTAGAATCCCCTTTAGATCTATTAATATTGATTGGGGCATAACTGGTATTTGTTCTAGAATAGATTTCTTTATAATCTAATTCTAATTCTTGACAGCATTTTACTCCATCTCCTATAACACCTGTTTTATCTGTTATATTATATGGAGCGTAATAATCTACTTTATCAGAATCCCAGTTTCCGATTTTAAAAGCGTGCTCTAATGCTACTCTAAATTCTTCCGAGCAGTCAGGATATATACCAGTTTGACTTTCATTATTAAAATCACCCATATGTGTTCCTAAAGCTATTTGACATTTTTCTCCTGTTCTTTTAACAATAGATAAAGCTACAGCATAGGTGATAGCCGCAAAAATAGAATTACGATTAGGAACTACAGTAGTCAATGCATTTTCATGAGCATAATGACCTTTTTTCATTTCCATAGAATCATTATCTATAAGACCACTAACTAAAAGGTTAGATAATCCATCAAGTTTAATAATTTGATGTTTAATTGGAAAAAATTTTGGAGAATTTTGTGATGGTAATTCATCCATTAGATGATTATAGTAATCATTTAAATATTCTACTAACTCTGTTGCTCTTTCTAACTCTACCTTATGTTTTTGACCAATATCAAATGAAAGGGCTGTTACTTCATAACCATCATTTAATAATCTTAATAATAATGAACTACTATCAGCTCCTCCACTAAGACTTAATACGCAATATTTTTTCATTTCTTTTCTTTAATTAAATTGTTTAATTTAGAGTCTTTATCTATAATAACAACTCTAGAACTTTCAAAACTTCCTTTATATGCTAAAAATTTCAATACTTCTAAATCTTCACTTGAAATATTACCTGCATTACCTATAATACTTCTAGCATATTTTGATACTTCGTTTCCGAATGATTCACCATATGTACTATTTCTAGACATAATTAATATACGTTATATTCAACCTTATTATCACTAAAATATTGGTCAAGAAATGTTTTTGGATATAACATTACTGTTCCTTTATATTTAGGATTTTCAACTTGTCTAGTTTCAATTCTTACTTTTAATTTTCTTGATTCATTATAAACTAATTTTCCAAGTTCCGCTCCTGCGGGTTTACCTAAATAGTCAAATAAACTCAAATAGTTACTTTGTGTACTCATAATCTTTAATTTTATTGTTTGTTATTTGTTTGAAATATTCTATGTTACTTAATATATGATCTTTTTGTTGGGAAGACAAATCTTTATAAAAATAAATTTCCATTTTATTTGATGATTTTGTTTTTACATTATCATCATTATATAATCCTTCCTCAATTCCTTTAATTATAGGTCCTGAAGTGTCAATACTATCAACAACACCTGGTAAGGCTTGTTCATAATAAGAAAACTCAGTTATATCTGTAGCACCCAATAAATGAATCCAATGGTGGTCTTTGATGATATTTTTATTCCAAAGATTTCTGATAATAGTAATCCTTCCTACCTTTGCTTTATTGATACTTCCTTCTAATGATTTAATTTCGTTTTGATAAGCAATAGATGAATGATTAAACGCAAAATGTTTATATCCTAAATCAACACATTGTTGATAAAGAATTTCAATTTCACCAAATGTTTTTCCCTGTAAAACTACCATAAGATTTAATTCCACAGGTAATACTCCAGATTTTTTCAAACCCATCCAATATTTAGCATTTTTTAATGTTAAAATAGGATCGTTCCATTCATCTTGAACTATATATATCGTTGGTTTTGATTCTTTAATTAATTCAATTTGTTGTTGAATAGTATAAGTTTCCCCCTCAAAAAGGCCATTATCAGCAATAATCATTCCTGAATAGTTGTTCATAAATTCTCTATATTTTGGACATCTATAATAAAAATAGGGTAATAAGTATTGATAGTCATTATATTTATTACTATCTTCCAACATACATTGTGGAGATTCATGTGATATTAAAATCATAATTTTTTATTAATATTTATTTATCCAAGCAAATGCTGTTGGGGTATTTGGTTCTACTTCAGTTAATCCTTTATCATGTTGAATATAACCACTTTCTTTTTGTAAATATTCTTCAAACTTTTTATCAGAAACTTTTAATACAATTATATCACAATCTTTAGGAGTTATTCCTAAATTTTTTACTGCATGAGCTACTTGGGCGGCCATTTTACCCTCACTCATTTTAAGGTTTTTTCTATATATTACTTTTATTTGCATAATTAAATAGGTATTGATGTTTTTACATAACCTCTTTCTATAGTATATTCTGATGCTATCATTTTGCCTTTGGTAAATTCTACTTTATATACATCGTAAGCGTTTTCTAAATCAAATTCAAGATGAGGTTTTTGAATTAACCCAACTGAGTATAAATAGTATAGAGATTTCATCATCTCTATTAATGGTGGTTTAGGGTATTTCTTCATTATAAACTAGTATATATTGATGAGTTAGTTTTGTTTTCCCAACAACGAACTTGTACAACTTTTACTCTACCTCCACCAGTTTTTGATAATACATCATTAAATTTATCAAAAACTATCTTAGCAGCACTTTCTGCTCCAATTTTATCCATAATTCTTAAATGACATAATCCTAACTCTTCCATGTATTGGAATGTTTCAAGTTGTGGATCATCTTTTTCAATTAATAAAGTATGATCCCACATATAATTCATCCAATCTTTTAAACCGTTGCCTGTTTTTTTTAATTCTTCAACAGATTCACCACCCATTGGTAATGATTTAAAACTACCATAGTCCTGTATCCAGTTCATCTCATCAAGTTGATTTTCTTCTAGTGGTTCTATTGATTCAAATATAACTTCAAATTCTAACGCATAACCATGAAGTAATTGACAATGGCTATGTTGTGCTTTCCATTGCCTAATAGCAATAGAGTAATTATCGAATAATTTTGTAGATTGATATTTTCCCATTTTATATAAATTTAATATTCTTTAATATACGAATTAAAATGATCTTTTCCAAATAGGAATAATAGGATATTTATGATTTTTTTCAAAGAAATTATATAAATCATTTATATCTCCATTAAAAGTTTCTAGTATTTCTTTTACTTGTTCTTTTTTTAATATATAACCATTAGTAAAATCTTCAACTATTCTTTCTAATTTAATATTTTCATCTTTATAATAATCTTCCATCAAACGTTTATATCGGGAACGAACCATTCCCCGTTTTTCAATATCTTCTGGGTGTTGATTTCTCAAATCCAATAATGATTGTTGTGCTTGCCAAAAATAAGATTCTGGGAAGTTGTAATATCCTGCTTTAATTTTATCAGGTATAGATGAACGTTTGGAAATAGGAGTTTCCCCAGTATCATATTTTCTCCACCAAAAAAATTTGTTACGTTTTATCGGACTAAATTTAGATAAATTTTTACTTATTATTTCTTGTTTATGCATATCTTACTTCCTATATAACCTTCTAAAAAACCATTATAAAAACTTTTCCATTCAAACTCCTTATGCTCTAACTCTTTAAATCGTTTTTTAGCTTTTGCTATTATTTCTTGAGATGATTCCATATTTTATTTTTTATAAAGATACAAAAAGAGGATCATAGATCCTCTTCCTTTTTATAAATACTTAAATTTATTTCTTCTTAATAAATGCTGACCATATTAAACCAACTAATGTAGTTGAACTACCTATAATAGCTTCAACCATAGCTTCGTCAATTATTCCTTTCATTACTAATACTCCACCTACAAAAGTTAATGTATGGCGGATAATTCCTAATACTTGTTCTTGATTCATGTTATTTTATTTTTAATATTTGTCCCACTTTAATTTTATTTGATGACGTTAAATTATTTAATGTTATCAATTTTGAAACTAATGTATTATTTTCTTTTGCAATTTTTGTTAATGTATCTCCTTTTTGAATAACATAAGTGTTATTAGTATTTTCTTGGGAATATTCAAACAATATTTTAGCTATATTTAAAGCTAAGATTTTTTTATTTTTCTGATATTTCACCATGTCAGATTCATTAGATATAAAACATACTTCTAATAAGATATTTTCTCCATTAAGTCTCATCCATCCTAATCTTCCATGATGAGATTCAGCTTCTGTTCTGACTCCGTTATTTCCTCTTTTTACAATACCTAATGTTTCTGATATAGTTAATGATATTTTCTCAGCAATTGTTTTTTCAAATAAGGTAAATTCTTTAGGAATTAATACTTCAGTACCTGTAGCTTTTGGAGTTGCTGCATTCCAATGGATATCTAATACTATTGAGTTTGATGAAGTTATATTTTTGAATTTAATAATAGTTTCAGATAAAATATTTTGATTTTCATCTATTATAGGAGAAATACCAAGGTTTTTAAGTTCTAACGTTATTAAATCTCTAAGTTCAACAGCTAATTCCCCTTCAATATATCCATTACCAGCGGCCCCTCTATCTTTCCCCACTTTGTTACTATGTCCTGCTCCTATAAATATTTTACGCATCTTGTTCTTCTTTACTATTTACTCTATTTCTAATTTTATCCCACACAGTCATAATTGATGTTCCCCCAGCTAATAAAAGGAAACCATAAAATATATCAACAGCATATTGATTAATTTCTCTAATAAAGAAAAAATCACTAATTAGAATAAATATACCAGATAATATAGCCATTATCCATGCACTAAACATAGTTAATGATTTTCTACTCCATTTACCATCAGGTGATTTTAATGTATCGTTTATTATTTGGTTTATTAATTCCATTATTATTTCATTCTGGTTAATATTTCATTCTCTTTCTCTAAATATTTTACTTTAGTTTCTAAGGTTGCTATCTGTCTAGTTAAGTGGATAATAGTATCAACCATTTTAGATTTTTCTTTCGCAGATTCGATTAATAGTTGTTCTAAATTATTGATTCTGGCTCTTAAATCTTCTCTATACGCGTTTTCATCTAATTTTTCTTCCTTTCTTTGATTATCTAATTTATTTAATCTAGTATCGTAAAACTTCCAAGCTCCAGCAGAACCTAGTACTGTTACTAAAGTAACAGCTATTGTAATAAAACTATCTATCATTATTATATTTTTGTAGGTTTTTAATATAACTATAAATACAAAAGGCCCTCGAAGAGGGCCAATCATTTTTATTAAAATCAATAATTCTTAACTACTGCAAAAAGTACATTCTTCATCTTCTTGTGGGGCGTTGAATACTCGCTCTTTAGGTTTTTCTAGGCCTAAAGATTGTAAAGGTGTTGATGCTGCTTGGGAACGAAGATAATACATTCCTGTTTTTAATCCTTTTTTCCAAGCATACATATGCATTGAAGATAATTTACCCACTGTAGGTTCAGCCATCCATAAATTCATACTCTGGGATTGATCTATAAATACTCCTCTATCTGCTGCCATATCTATAATATCTTTCATCGACATTTCCCAAACCGTTTTGTATCTTTCTCTAATATCTTTTGGAATATATTCTAACGACTGGATTGAACCTTTGTTTACAATAACATCATATTTAGTATATTCGTCCCATAATCCTATTTCTTCTAAATCTCTTACTAAATGTTTATTAGTAGTAATAAATTCTCCAGCTAATACCCTTCTAGTACCAATATTAGATTTAAAAGGTTCAAATGCTTCATTATTACCCATAATTTGTGCTGTAGATGCGGTTGGCATTGGCGCTACTAACAATGAGTTTCTTACTCCATATTCATATATATTTTTCCTTAAACTTGACCAAGAAATAACTAAATCCTCTAATATTTTATCAGGAGTTTCTACATCCCACAAATCTTGTTGTAATATACCTTGAGAAATTGGAGATCCTTCATAACTCTCATATTTTCCATCTTTTTCTGCTGAATCACAAGAAGATCTTAATGCAGCATAATATAAGGTTTCAAAAATATCTTTATTTAATTGTTTAGCTTCTTCACTACTAAATGGTAATTTAAGAATAGCAAAGACATCTGCTAAACCTTGCACTCCCCACCCCACAGGTCTATGTCTGTTATTTGAAGTTTTCGTTTCCTTTGTTGGATAAATATTTTTATCAATAACTGTATTAAGGTTTTTAGTCCCCCTATAAACTATATTAAATAGTTTAACAAAACTAAATCTCCCTCCTTCGATACATGAAACTAAATTCACTGAAGCTAAATTACAAACAGCCTGTTCATCTGGTGATGAATATTCTATAATTTCTGTACATAAATTACTTGATTTTATTGTACCTAAATTCTTTTGGTTTGATTTTCTATTCGCTGCATCTTTGTACAACATATATGGTGTACCTGTTTCTGTTTGGGCTTCTAAAATAGCATTCCATAAATCTCTAGCTTTAATTTTTTTACCAGGCATTTTCCTATCTTCAATTGCATCTACAATTTTCATATATTCTAAATTAAATTCTTCATTATGAAGTTCATCTAATCTAGTAAAACCAGCTTTAATTTGTTCATTAGGACAAGATAGATACCAATCACCATCTATTTCAACTTGATTCATAAACAGATCAGGAATCCATAAAGCCGGAAATAAATCTCTTGCTCTTAACTCCTCTTTCCCATGAGTTTTTCTTATATCCAAAAGAGTATAAACATCAGAATGCCAAGGTTCTAGATACATAGCAAATGAGCCTTTACGTTTATTACCACCATTATGGACTATACCAATATTTTTAACATGGTAATTATGTATTCCATCAACATGGAGATCGTAAACTTTACCTTTGTATTGTGATTTTGAAATAGTGTTTACTTTATTAAATTTTAATTTGGATAAATCTAATCCTACTTCGTAATAATTTTCTAATTGTATTTCTTCCATATTATTCTTCATATTCATTGTTTTCTTCTTTATCAGTCATAAATTCCCCATTTTTTATAAAATATCTTGAATTTTCTCTATCATCTTCATTATCTTCTAGATATTCAGTATCTACTAAATATTCAATAGCTTCTTCAGGATCAGAAATTAAATTAAATTTATTTAAATCTACTAACTCCCACATATCTTCATCTTGGAAATGAGATATATGATCCGTTACTTCTTTTTTCCATTGTTTGAAATAACTTAAGGGATTATTTACTTTGATTTCGTTTATACCTGCAAGTTCTTGCATTCGTTTTATTTCTTTCATATTTTATTATATTTCTTTCTATTTTGTGTTCTAGTTAATATTTGTAGATTATTATAATGATGTTTACCTCCTTTAGAAAGAGGTAATTTATGATCTACTTCATGTTTTACTCCTGTCTCTAAAGTTAATCTTTTAGATTCTTTATAAAGATTTAAAATTAGTTGTTGTTCTTCTTTACTTAATGAGTTCAAATCCACTCTTTCTTTTAATCTACGTCTATTAACTCTATTTAAATAATCTTCACTATTTTCTTTAACATAATTTCTTCTCCAAATTTGAAATTCCTCAGTTTTATACCTTTCAATTCTTTTATTTTCAAAATAACATGGATTTAATTCATAATATTCTTTATTATACTGTGATACTCCTTTTTTATTTTGAATATTATATAGTTTCCTAGCTTCCCAACTATGACCATTTTTAAATGAATCTTTAGGTTGTATGGAGTTAGTTATATTACAATATTTCATTCCATACAAACCTAAAGTTATATTATACTCATTTATCTCTTTTCTTGTTAATTTCTTCACTATTAATATCTTTTATAATTAATTTTTCAACAAATTCTTTTAATGAAATATCATTCTCGGAAACATAAATCTTAGCTAGTTTCCAAATTTGTTCATCTATTTGTATTTGTTTTAATTTTTTCATCGTATATAAATATTAATAATTTCTCGAGAACTCGAGATATTTTAAATAGTAATAATTAAGTCATCTAATCCAACATATCTAGCTTCTACCCATTCTGGTAAAACCACTTTAGAATTTAATCTATCTTGTAATTCTTTTTCTGTAAATTTGTTTCCATCTTTAATTACATAAAATGGGTGTTTTGGAGTTACTTTTACACCATTAATTTCCATAATTTCACCTTCATAATCAGAGATCATAATCTCATGAAGAGGATAAAATTTACCATCACTAGTAATAACTTTATGTTCTAAGGTTAAATCTTTAAATTTAACAAAACCTTGATTGGTTTCCACTTCTTGTTCTCCATCAAAACATTGATCCCAGTATCTAGCTAATTCGTTGTAAGTTCTTAAATAAGGTAAAATTCCATTGGAAGTACCATTAGTTGAATGAATTCTAGAACCTGCCGCTCTTAAATTAGATATAGATAATCCTATACCTCCAGCAAATGAAGAAATTATAGATACATCTTTAGCAGTATCCATAATACCATCTTTACTATCTCCTTTATTATTGATTAAAAAGCAAGATGCTAATTGTTGTCCTTTTAAACCTGAATTAAATATTGTTGGTGTTGCATGAGTGTATTCCCAGTTTGATAATGATTGGTATGTTTTTAAGGCATCTTCCCAATTTGTTGTTACTGTTATAGCCTCTCTCATATACATATCTTGTGGGCGTTCTAGTATAGTATTATCTATTTTAAGTAGGTATGCTTTTTCTAAGGTTTTAAAACCAAAATAATCAAGCATGAAATCCTTTTCATAGTTTATGACCGATTGTATATTTTCAAATCCATAAGATTTAACATCTTTTATATATTGTTCGTTTAATAATCCATTTTTTTCTAAAATATTGAATACTTCTTCAAAACTACCCAATGTTTCTTTATGTAGAGCAGACATAGCAATATTAGCTGCTAATTTACTATAATCTGGGTGATTTGTTGTCAAAGATGCAGCTGTGTCTGCTGCTAGTTTATCTAATTCTGTTGTTGTAACTCCATCATATAATCCTTGCACAACTTTCATTGATACTTCAAGATGGTTTACTTTTAATCCAGTACTAGCTTTTTTAATTCTTGTTTGAATTTTTCCAAGATCTATATTTACTAATCTTCCGTTACGTTTTTTTACTTTTAATTCTTCCATTAAAATTCTTCTCCAAAATTAATCTCACTTTTTTCGGTACCTACACCAGCTTTTCTATAATCACTTACTTTCTTTTCAAAGAAGTTAGCTTGTCCTTGTAATGCTATCATTTCCATAAAACCAAAAGGTTGTTTTACATTAAAAACTTTTTCACAACCAAAATCTGATAGTAATCTATCTGTAACAAATTCTAAATATTGAGACATTAATTGGGAGTTCATTCCAATTAAACTCACAGGTAAACTTTCTAAAATAAATTCTTTCTCAATTTCTAATGCACTTAATAAAATTTCTTTAATTCTTTCTTGTGGAACTTTACTAACTAAATGATTATTATGTAGATGGACCGCAAAATCACAATGCATTCCTTCATCACGAGAAATTAATTCGTTTGAAAACGTTAATCCTGGCATTAATCCTCTATTTTTTAACCAAAATATTGAACAAAAACTTCCACTAAAGAAAATACCTTCTACAGCGGCAAACGCAATTAAACGTTCTGCAAATGATGGAGAATCTATCCATTTTAATGCCCAATCTGCTTTTTTCTTAATAGCAGAAAAGTATTCTATTGCTTTAAATAATTTATTTTTTTCAATTGGATCTTTTACATAAGTATCAATCAAAAGTGAATATGTTTCACTATGTATATTTTCCATCATTACTTGGAAACCATAGAAGAATTTAGCTTCTGGGTATTGGACTTCAGATAAGAAATTCTCTGCTAAGTTTTCGTTTACAATTCCATCAGAAGCTGCAAAAAATGCTAAAATATGTTTAATGAAATACTGCTCTTGTGGAGTTAATTCATCAAATCTGTCATCTTTTAAATCGATTTCTTCAGCAGTCCATATAGATGCTTGTTGTTTTTTATACATTTCCCACAAGTCGGGATGTTTAATAGGAAAGATTACAAATCTATCCTTATTTTCTTTTAAAATTGGTTCCATCATATTTTTATATTTGTTAAAGTGTAGAAATAAATATTATTCGATTTTAAAATCTTTAAATTTAGATAATAATAATTCTTTTTCATCTTTTCTAACTTCTCTTGGGTTTTCTTTTTTAACTTCTTTATACTCTTCAGTATCATCATATTCTCCAGTAATAAAGAATGTTCCTGTTTCAGTATCAATATTAACATTATATGAATTACCGTCTCCACCATATCTATTTTTCATAATATGCCATCTTCCTTTACCAGATGTTTTATCTGTTCTTTGTCTCGATTGAGACATTGAAAAATCTACAATCATTAATTTATCATAACTTCCAGCAGATTTATCACCTTCAATAATATCATCTTTAGCACCCGCTCTATTTACTTGAGATACAGACCATATAGGTATATCTAATTCTTTAGCTAAACCTTTAGTCCCATAATAAAGATCATCAATTTCCGCTTTTGCATCTTTTCTTTTTGTTGGAGGTTTTAATAAATCTACATAATCTATAATAACTAAATCAGGTTTATGTCCTAAATCAATACATTTTTGAATATGAGCTTTAATAGACATTAAAGACGCAGATTTAGGAGCATATTCTTTAATTATAAGATTATTTTCATATTTAGATAATAAATTTGGTAATTCTTCTTTTCTACCATCTAATTCACTCATAGGAATTTTAGTAAGACAAGCATCATATCTTTTCCCTACATAATTCTCACCTAATTCAAGGGTATAATGATTTACTCTATATCCTTCACTCAATGCCTCTGCTCCAATAGCAACCAACGCCCATGATTTACCACCACCTGGACCACCATATATAAGACCAAAATCACCATTTCCTAAACCTCCAGCTAGTTTATCATTAATTTCTTTCCATGGAGTTGGTACAACTTTACGTGCATCTTCCATATATCGAGCATTAATATCTTTGATATATTCCATTCCAATATTTTTATCTTGACCTGCTTTTAATGCATTTTCAATATTAATACGGATTTCTTCATATTGACCCGTATTTAATAAGTCAACTGAATCTAGTAATGCCTTTTTTAATTTTTGGTTGATACAAAAATCACTAAATTCTTTTTCAACATATTCTTTATCTTCGTTTTCTAATGAATATATAGCTTTTAATTGTTCTTTTATAGCGGTTTGGAGAACTTCATTATCCAATTTTTTTACCTCAACAGTAAAATATTCCAGATTTGGTGGTGAATGATATTTATCAAAATAATCCAAAATATTTTCTACTATATATTTTTGACCTATATGCTCAAAAAAATCTATTTCTATAGTATCACGAATATTTAATAAGAATTGTCTTTCTTTTAATAAGGAATTGATTACCTTTAGTTGAAAAGAATGACCATATTCTGATAGTGTTTTTAATGCACTCATAACTTTTTATTTATTGTTTTTAATTTGTGATTTCAACATTTCCTCCAATTCTTTTTCACAATCAATTGAATGGTAGTAATTTAAATTATCTAGTTCTCTAGTATATTTTATAGGTTGTTTTAGATATTCTTTATATGATAAGTTTTTAACATTAAATAACCAATGAATGAAAGTTAATATTTTCCCTTTAAAACCCACATTAAATGTATTATTAACTGTTAATTTTATAGTTTTACCTCCTTTAACTTCTATACTTGTTATTTTAATATTTAATTCTGGTAAATTATATTCTTCCATTATTTATATTTATTCAAAGGTTCAAAATTATTTGTTAACCATATATTTAAATTTGGTATAGAATTTTCTAATTTATCTTGTGTATAGTAATTTATAAATTTACTTTTATTAAAATTATAAGGTTTATCTGATACTAGATTATCTAATTTTGTTTTTTCCTGTTCTGGAATATTTGGTGATTTTAAATCCATCAATTTTTCATTAATATATAATTGATGTTTAAAATTATATATATCTCCATACCAAGGATTATTATCACTTTCTATATAACTTTTATCTATTATCTCTTGTAGTGAAATAGGTTTAGACTCAGTTAATTCGGGAAACAATTTATATAATTTCTTTAATCCTATTTTCGGAACTTTCGGAACATTATCAGAAGTATCTCCTAATATTATCTTTTTATTTAAAAAATTACAAGGCCAAACCCCAAATTCTTCAAATACATCAATTTCAGTATAATACTTCTTTTTTATAGGGGAATATACAGTAATTTTTTTATTTACCAACTGTAAAAAATCTTGATCGGCTGATACTATAACAGATTGTGTGAATTTAGGTGCTAAATAAGCGATAATATCATCAGCCTCCAACTTATCAATAACTGATATGGAAACAGGAAGACATTTAAGATAATCAATTAATCTAAGCATTTGATCTTTCATAGATTCTGATTCTTGTTCTAAATTATCAAAACCAGTCCAATTGGTTATTCTTTTTATTTTACGTGTTCCTTTATAATCTGAGTATAGATTCTTTTTATTATGTATATTACCTTCTCCATCAAATACTAGGATAACTCTTGTTGGTTGAATCTCGTTTATCATAGCTCCTAATGAGCGAAGATACCCAAATAATCCCCCAATATGATGTCCTTGTAAGTTAAATTTGTTTATAAAAGAGAAACTTCTAATAAACATATTCATACTATCAATGAGAAGAACTCGATCGTTTAAATCATCTTTAATTTCGATCGAATTCTCACTTATTAAATTTAGTAAATCTTTATACTTACTCATTTACAAAATCAACTTCTGATTCAGGAACATTTTCCTCAGTAAAGGTAAAATCTTCAGAACCTAATATTAGACCCCATTCTTTCTTATGTTCTTTTTTATAAGAATCTTGTTCTGCTGGAGTATCCTTGATAAAACCATGAGCTGTACTAATTAATGTCCCCTTCCCAGTATTTCCTGTAACATGATTTTTATCAACTTGGATTTTAGTTTTTAAACCCCATTCAATAACTTTTTTATCTTTTGTTACATTTAATTTTTGGGTACCATCACTTGTGATATTACCAAAAGTAATAGCTAATGAACAATCATAATACATTGAATCTCCATTCTTATTCTTCATTTTTGGTTGAGACATAGGAGTTAATGCGGGTTCAACCCAAATTTTATTTACATATAATGCAGTGTTAGTATAAGGTTGGGATTCTTTTCTCGATAATACTATTTGTTGATTAACAAAATTAGCAAATTGTTGAGATAAAGCACCAGCATTCCACATAGGAGAATTTGAAGATTTTTCCAAACTCATTCTACTTGGGATAGAACCAATAGAGTCCCATAAAAATAATAAGTCATATGGTAGATTTCCTTTTTTCTGCTCATTTAACATATCCATGATAAACTCAGCAACATCTTCAATACATTTTAAACGCTCTGAGTCAACATATATGAAAAAACCATCATAAGATATATTTCCATCTTTGTCTGTTGTTTTTCCTAAGTTAAATCCCATAGTTTCCCAATGTTCCCAACTATGTTTCATTTCCGTAATAATAATTACAGGTAAAATTCCATCCTTTTGGGCTTGAACCGCTTGTTCAATAAGTAATGTAGTTTTACCAGTATTACTTCTTCCCCTAATTAATGTAGTATGACCTTTTGGAGTACCAGGTATTTGTAATACCTCTCTTACTGGTTCTGAAAATGCAATCCATTCTTGTTTTTTATAATTTGAATTAGTAGAACCTAAATTTTTACCATTTTTAAATTTATCTAAACTAAAAGATGAATTTATTTTCTTTCCTAATTCACCCGATAAGCTATTGTTTTTCGCCATTTAAGTCTTTTTAAAATTAACCCCCTCGAAAGGGGGCATAAATAATTTTACTCTTCTTTAAAGAGTTCTTCAAATTCAGATTCAGTAATAACATCCTTCTTAACTTTTTTAGTTGAAGATGCTGTTACAACATCACCTGGTTCTGATGGGAATGCATTGTTGGCTTCGGTAGTAGTAGTTTCCTCAGCTTCTGGTTCTAACCAAGATTCTAAAAACCCTTTGATTTGATCAAATGTGAATCTATTATAAAATCCTACTAAATCTGGTTGTGTATTTAACCAATTTTCAACATCAGTTGAATTAGATGATAATGGAGTAGATTTCATTGTAGGTCTAATAGCAGATTCTTTATATGTAGCACCTTGTGTTACATCTAATTTAAAGTCTCTACCTTCAATAGCATCAGTAAAATCACCAACTTCTTCATCAGCCGCATATGCTAATAATTCTTGGTAAATCTTAATACCAAATTCATAGAATCTAACACCTTTATCTTCTTCACCACGAACAATAACGGGAGCAAAAACTCTCATTTTTGGTTCGATTTTTTTAGCTAATTTCCAATCTTCAGGATCTTTAGATTTTCTTAAGTTTTTAGCGAATTCAACAATAGGATCTTTTTCACCAAAATTAATTGGAGAAATAATAGTTCTTTTACCAAACTGATAATGAAAATACAATTCTACAAATGGATTTTCTGGGTTTGATTTTAGTGGAACAAAGCGGATTAAATGTTTTCCGATTGTGGTTTTCCAAAAATATTTTGCTTTTTCATCAGCATTTTTGGAACTCTTCCCTTTTTGTGGATTTTGTAAGTTCTCTAACTTACTTTGGATTGCTTTAATATCCATATTTAAAAATTAATTGGTTACGTAATTTGTATTTGGAATATATAAAGGAAGAATCTAATATCCAAATATTTAGGGTAAAAAAGAGGATAAATTTTTATCCTCTAATTTGTTTATATTTTATAATATAAATTATAATGTTATAATTTTATGAATTTTTGTTGGGTATGATTTTAAGACACCATCTGATACTAATAATATAGAATTTTTATAGTCTTCCCAAGGAATAATAAATTTATTATCCATAACACCACAATTTAGTTCTCTAATCAATGCATTCAATGAATTGATAGAATATAATGTGTTGGATTCTTTTTTTCTGTGTAATAGTATAGTATTAGGTAATACTTTATCAGACATATTAAATTGGTCTACATTATATGTTGCTATAAGCTCTTCCTTACCTTCAACTTTTAATATAAAAATTTTATTAAATAATATAGAATAACGTTTTGTTATACTTTGGATAGTTTCTTCTAAATTTTCTTCAGAAGTAAATGTAGTAAATAATTTTGATGTGAAATTAGTCATAAATTGATGATTATCTAATATAAATATATCATCTTGGTGTAAATGTTGCATAATCTTTATTTTATTTTTTTTAAGTTATTATAATTTTTTCCAATAGAAACAGAACTTTTAAATCCATGTTTCTCTATAATTTTTTTGATTTCTTTTAATATAATCTTATCGTCATTTTCATTATAATCTAACAAAAATGCATCATAAGAATAAAGTATAATTTTACTTTCTTTATCTTCTAAATATAATAAAAGATCTTTTAATATCCAAATATTATAATAAGTTTCTAAACTTTGAATTAAATAATTATATATTTTTTGAGGTGTTGGATTTGATATATCTTTTAAATATATTTTTCTACCACCTTTTAATTCAACAAAACCTTTTTCCTCCACCTCAACCCACATATTAGAAATATACTCTTCTAATTTTTTCCAAAAAGGAACATGTTTATATTGAGAATACACACCACCATTCATCATTTTGAACGACAGTTGTTTAGATTTTTTATATTCTTCTTCAGTTAATTCTTCTTTATTGAAATAAAATTTCCCAAGTTCTGTATGTATATCACCTTGTGGTAATTTATATCCTATTAATTTTGCGGATAGATATAAATGATATGCTCTAAAATCATATTCGAATAACCAATTTTCTGTTGGAATTATAAATTCACGTGTTAAATCGCTTTTATTTAATGCAGCAAAATTAATATTATTAAATGCATTTGAAGGACGTGATGTAAAATTATATAAATTATATTGGGTGTATATTTTATTATTTTTAATTGAAAACTTTTTATAAGGTATAGAAAAATGGTGATTAAAAACATCGATATCTAATGATATTCCTTGTTTTTCAACACAATACATAACCCAAGTATATTCTTGTTGGTAATATGGGTTAAATAAATTAATCCCAATATAATGTTTTATAAAATTATATATTTTTTCCTGCTCTTCGTAATGTTTTGTTATGGGAATAAAAGAGTTTAAAACATTATGTGATTTAAAAGCACCTTCTATATAATTAGAAACTTTACTGGAAAAATCAGGTATCTTTAAAGGAATAATTGTTTCTTCTAGATGGAGTAAATTTATATCAATCACTTTACTATCCATGAACTCCTCACCTAATTGATATAATAGTTTCTTTTTATCTAAAACATAAATATTAGGGTGTTTTAAAAGGAAATCTTTTACTAAATGTATATCTAAAGAAAAACCATCATTATGATTAATAGGAAATATATATCCTTTATGTCCTTCAACCTTATAATAAATTAAAGAAACCCCAGTTAAACTGGGGTGATAATTATTATTTAGGGGTATTACATTAATAAAACATTGTTTATTATATGATAATTTATTTAGTTGGTTTTTATTTTCAACGATCCAAAACATTTCGTAACTTTATTATTTTATTTAATATACAAATAAAAAATTTAAAATACAAATTTATTTTGAAAATTGAGTTAAATCAGTTAGATATTCTCTTAAACCAATAAATGATTTGTTTTTAATTTCAAGAATTCTCTTATTTTGATTTTCAACAAAAGATAATGGGAATTTACCATCTGATATCATCCAAAATAGCGATATAACATCCCATCCAGGGTAATTGTATATTCCTTTTTTATTTAAAATATCATCATATGTATTTTTGTCTATTTCCATTATTTTATAATTCCTAATTTTCCTTTCTTTGGCAAAATATCTAGTTATTTTACCATTTTGGTATTCTTCTTTATTTATCTTATATGAATATTGTTTTGGTTCTAAATATTCTTTTACTACTTTAGATGGGTTGTTTTTATTATATTTAATCGATAATTCATTTAAATTATTTTTTTTAATAATTTCGTCCTTTTCATAGTTTTTAAATATTTCTACACTATTTTTACTTTGGGGGTTTAATCCTGTATAATACTTACCATTAAAAGTAATATAATAAGGACCATTATATGAATTCCCATCATTAGTGGCAAATTCATTATTAGATATCATTCCTGTTATTATTCTTGACTTTGGGAAATAAGCACACATTATTTTTTTAAATTTTATTAATATAACAATTATAATATTCGATTTTTTTAGATTTTATATCCCCAACACTATAACCCACTGAAGATAATGATTTTGAAAAATAATCTTTATCATATTGATCCACTTTTACTCTATCTTTAAAATAAATAGCTGCTATTTCTGCTCCTATTATAGGATCGTTTACTAGATCTGGGTTATTAATTATATCAATACCACTTAATTGAGAATATCTTTTATAATTTCCATATCCCGTTAACTGAATGTATCCCCTTCCAAAATATTTTCCACCATCTGATATATTTCTATTCCCTACTCGAGATGGGTAATATTCTCCATACACGATTTGAAAAAATTCTTTTTTAGATATACCCTTTCTACATGCTCTTTTATATTGTGTTTCTGTTAAATTAGGAAATATTTGTCTTAGTCTGGATTCACTATATATATGGGATTCATCTTTAGGATTTAACCCAGATTCTCCTGCAGATATTGCTATTAGTGATGTTAGGGATTGTGGTGATGTTAAACCTATTTTTTTAGCAGCATTTTTTAGATAATTAATAGGTATATTAATAGTACTTGGTGAAAAAAATGAGGATGCTCTTCTAGTACAGGTTTCAGATATTGGTAAATATGGTAATTGAATATTAAATGGTTCTGTATTAGATGAAGTTATTATTTTTGGTGTATATAAAGGTACATCATCTTTATCAAATCTAATATTAATAGTTTGTCCTGTTATTTTAGTTATCCATCTGTTATTAGAGAATGATTGGTTTATAGTATGTAAAATAAAGGCTATTTTTGATTTACCATCTTTAGTTAAATATGTTGAAGGTAATAAATTCGTTGGTATAGTAAAAGAGGAATTTGGTATTATCCCTGATATTCCGTCCATTTCTATAGTAAAATCCAATGGAATTATTATAGTACCTTTATTTGCAGGATCCTCTTGTGTTCTATAATTAGCTAATATTTCTCTATATGTGTTTATAGAAGGTTCTATTAAATTTTGATTAATAGTAAATTCCAATACTCCATTCCCCATAATATTTTTCATATGAGTTATTAGTGAATTTTTAGATTCCGTTTCTATATTATTAACTTTTTGATTAGTTGGTGTTTTTATTTCTGAGGTTTGTTTTTTTCTCATATAGCGGTCTTCTAATCCTCTTGAAAGATTTGAAATAGCAAATGAATCTTCCCCTAAAGTTTGTGGTTCTGCTTGGGCCGCTATTGTAATCATACTAGCCATATTAGGACCTATTTTGGATTTAAAATTATAGTTATATACTATACTTTCTTTCCCAAATATTGGTATTTCAGTATATTGTTTTTCATCATCAAATTCATTATATGATAAAGTTTTATTATCATCTATTATTCTAAAAGATTTTGATGAATCATCTACTAGTATTCTAAATTCATTAAAACCTCCTAATGATTTAGATATCCCAGATAATAAGCTGTTTAAAAAATTAGAGTAAGTGACATCCCCCTTTTCATTTTCTTCTCTAAGTTTTCTTAGAGTATCGGTTATAAAATTAATATTAATTAAAATATACATCATCCTTGCTCTAACTGTAGGTTCATCTGTTTTTAGATATGAATTTGTAATAGTTCCAGATTGTTCTTCAATAGTTATTTTTACTTTATTACCACTGTTTTTCTTATATGATGATGTTACCTTATTTCCATTAAATCTATCAAATAATCTATCTTCTATAACCCCCAATCCAAAAGGATCTTCAATACTATTTTGATTTCTTGGTATTATACATATTTGTGGATCTAATGATAATTGTCCTTTAAATGTAGAACAATAATTTAATGAATCGTTGAAATCTGCATATATATGAGGTTTACCATTATTTTCCTCATTAGTGTCATATATCATACCAGTAGAGGTCATTAATGCTAAAAGATTACCTAATGTTATATATATTTGGGGTTGTAAACCTGTAGGTGAAATATTTGGTGAGTTATCATTAATTGTATATTTTACTCCAAATATATTGAATAATGATTCTCTAATTTTTGGAATGTTATTTATATCAGGTGATAAATTATTTAATAAAGAATAATGATTTCCTCTTTCTGATATTTTATCCTTACTTTTTACCTTTCCACTTTCATCAAATTGTAAAAAGTTGTAAGGACATTTGGAAAATATATTATTTAATATATTTCTATAACCTACATCAGGAACACCATTAACCATTACTCCTTCATTATAATTCTTGTTAATATGATATTGTCCTATATCAAATAATGCTCTATTTAATATAGACAAGTCTCTGTCTCCAACTAGAGAAGTTAAATTATTTCTTTCATCATCATCAACCCCCGCAATTTCTTCTTCCAATTTTTTGTGAGTAGATTGAGGGATAAAATTGGTATTTTTACTTACGGCTTGATTAATTTTTAATGATTCTAAAATATCTCCAGCACCTACCAATTTTATATCGCATATATAAGAACCATCTTTTTGAAATTCCCACCCAAAATTAGAAATAGTTCCTAACATAGCATCATAATTACCGGAATGTTCTATTCTTTTATTTTGAATAGCTTTCATTAATTCTTCTTTTGAAGAATATGAATATATATCTAATGGTATTGGAGTTTTTAGAATTGATTGATCTTCATTATCTAAATAATAACTATGACCCCATTCTAATATAAGAGAAAATCCCAACTTCATATATAAAGCATCATATATTTCTAACTGTTCTAAATCATAACAGATAAATTTGATTGTTGCATATTGAAGAGTACCTAATTTACCCGCAGATGATAAATCTATTGATGTTATACCAGGCATAGGTTTTAATCCTAAAGGTCTATTAGGTAACATACCATATAATTTATCTTCACCAATTCCACCTCTATTTATAACAGTATTGTTGGATTTATCTATTGAACCTCCTTGTAATATATATTTTTTAGAGATTAAATCTCCTGATATATTATATTTTTTTGCAATAGGATGATCCTGGTTAAAATCAACACTTGATGTTAATCTCATCCATGAATTTCTATTGTTTTGATATATAAGATGTTTGTTGGTTCTATTGGTATGGGATTCTGAAAGAAAATTTTTTCTAACTTCAATTTGTTTGGCTACATAAGGCTGAAATGGACCCCCAGCCACATTGGTGAATTTTTCCATAATTATTTATAATCGATTAAATTTCTTTTTATATGTCTGTTAATATAAGAACAAAGTGGTCTTAAATTAGTATAATGATTAAGTCTTATTATGTCATTTTCAGTTTTAGCAGAACTAATAGGTATAATATGATCTATATCCCAAGTTTTATTTAACTCTAATATTCCATCTTTTGGATCGCCATGATTATCCCAGTTCATCCATAGTTCAAATAAAGATTCAAGATGTATTTTAAATTCTTCAAAGGTACAACCTAAAATTTCTTGGGTTTTAATATTTTTTACTATATTATTATTTCTAAAATATTTATTAATATTATTTCTAGTATCTGTAATTAATTTAAATAAAGAATCATTTTTATATTTATCTCTTTTCCATTTTTTATCTTTTTCTTTAGAAGTAAGGGATTTGTTTTTATTATATTCTTTTTGATATAATTTCTTCTTCTCAGAATTAATTAAATTATATTTTCTTTTATATTCCTGCTTCTTTTCTATATTTTCTAAATATTTTTCTTTTTCATATTGATTTCTATATTCTTTATTTTTAATATAATATTCTTTCCTCCTTTCTAAAGTTTTTAAATAATATTCCTTTTGATATTGTTTTTTTTGTTCTTTATTCATAACATTATATTTCGTTTTCTTTATTGAAAGTATTAATTAATTGGACAACATCTATAGGTATTCTTAATTGCACTCCTATTGGTGGATAAAATGAATCGCATTCTAGATTATTTAACATAGGAATCAGCCACCAATTAGTTTCATCACCCCAAAAGTCTTTTGCAATCATATCATATCTATCAGTTGTTGAAGTAATAATATATATATCATCTTCATTAATTCCAAATTCAGGATAATAAGTTTGACGGTAAATATTTTTACCGTCATCTGTTTTTTGAGTTTGTATTGTTAAATATCTTGAAGACATAATTATAAATTTTGGAATGGGTTTTTATCTCTAATAAAATTTTCACTATCTCCAATATTTTCAGATATCAATGCAGGGATATTAAAATCATTTCTTGTAATAGTTCTAGGTAATTGATGTAATATTGGAATAAAAGTAACTGATACGTTTATTGCATGAGGTAATTCCATCATATCGTTATCTTTCCCACCTTCTGGTTCATCCATTTTTATTTCCCAAGAATAATTGTCGTCAATTGAAAAGTTTAAAGATTTAATAATACCGGGTGTTCTATATAAATATTCTCCAATAGTTAATCTATGTATATTACCTCTCATAAATCCATTCCCCGGAGAATAATCTGGATATAATGTTGAGTTTAGATAGTTTAATTTTTGCCATAAAGGTTTCATTTCTTGTTTTGATTGGGCCAATACTGTAAATGAAAAGGAAATACTTCTATTAAAACCTTGATAGGTATACATATCATCTCCCCTCCCTGTGTATTTCTTACCATCCCAATCAGCTGAGTTGTTGTCTGTGAAACCTTTTAAAAAAGCTCTAAAGTGGGTTCTATATGTGTTGTTTGTATTATTATTATCAATAGTTTCAAAAGCAAATTTTATTAAATCTCTGGTGTTTGGATCTTCTTCAATAGGTTTAGAGAAATTTCCATAATATATAGGAGTCAGGTTTACTTTATCTTGACCAGGCTCATATATTTGATTGGTGTTGGTTCTCAAATTACTTGGTCTAGCACCAGGAGAACCTATACCAACTCTTCTATCAATATTAATTGTTGGTTGAGAATAATCTCTTGAAAAAGAACTACCAGATGGTAATAAATTATTTCTAAAATCTGTAATTGAAGAACCTATTATGTATTTTTCTCTGTTAATTATATTTTTAGGCGATTTTAATACTATAGATGATGGTTCTTTTATATTATTATCAATAATACCTAATTCTTCATCATTTTTATATTCTTTTAAAAAATTTGTAGCACCAAATAAAGATAATGAACTAGTATTAGCGTTTGGTGTGTATTTTGATAATGGAATAATATTAGGATTAGTAGTATTAATAGGTACCCCAGCATGATCAGTAGCTCTAAAAATTAAAGTTTCACCATCTCCATATAATGAATTAGGACCACCAATATAATTCATTATTTGATGGGGGTCTGTTGATATTCCTAAGTTTTCTAATTTAAAAGAACTAACATCACTTCCTAATATTTTGGTATTATATAAATTTACTAATCTATTATCTTCTGTGTTTTTCTTACCAACAATGGAAAAATATTTATTATTATCATCTAATAAAGTTAATGGAGTAGCTCCTGATTTGGGATAATATAATCCAGTACCTGATGTTAATACTGATAATAATAAATTAGAATTTAAATTATAAGTTCTTGTGTTTATTCTTCCACCATTTTTACCAGTTTCTATTAGAGGGTTTGATTTTGTTAATCCTACTTGTTTTTGGGTAAAATTACTACCTTTAGGAAAATCTGTTAAAAATTTTCTAATTCTAATTGCATCTTCTGCAGCAGCACGAACAGAATAAAGACCACCTCTAGTTGGGAAATCAGAGCTAAATTTTGCGGATTCTAGTGCTATTCTTTCCATGGCATTAGAATCTTCTGGTAATGGTGTTTTAATATAAGGCAGACCACTATCACCACCACCTGGGGTGTCTTTACCAAAACGTAATTTGGTGAGATTAGTTTGTAGATCTTTTAAAGCCATATATTACTGAGGTAAATTATCAGTATATTTAGGTGGTGTTTGTCCATTTAAATCTAATTGAGATGGTACAGGTAGATTTGGTAATGTTGGTGTACCATTTATTGAATACTCATTATGTTGTTGAGATGTTAATAATGTTGGTAAATTATTTTGTGTAACTCCACCTGTTGAAAGTGTAGAAGATACTTCTTGTCCTAATATTTGTGGCATTTTATTAAATTTTAGTTATTTATTATAAATATTAAACTTTTCTATCTGATATAGCTAATGGTGTTAATAATTCTTGAGAAACTTTATTTCCATCTAAATTAACAACCATTCCTCTTTTTAACTCTCCAGACATTACTCTAATCTCTGATATTAATTGGTCTAGTTTATTATTAAGAGATGATGCTAATGAAGAAACATTACCACCTTCTGATTTCTGTCCGCCCATCAAATCAGTTCCTGCTATAACACTATCATCTTTATTTAATTGTATAGAACCTTTAGGACCAGATAATATCATCCCCCCATCAGGACCTACCATACCATCATCCATACTAGTTGTGGATTTGGCTGAGTTCATTGCTGCTACAGCAGCTGCTATACCTCCGGCAATTGCTATAGCTCCAATACCAAGTGTAGTAGCGGATGCTGTAGAAATAGCAGCAATAGCCATGGATATCATACTAGGTAATGCTGCTGCCGCAGCTATAGCGGTTCTTATAAGTCCTGGGACTAAAGATGCGGTAACAGCAACTCCAGCTGCTGTTAATGCTCCAGCTATTCCTGCTGTTATAGGTCCCATATCTGCTAATGTTTGAGATAATGATTTCGTTGGGTCTATTATGGAATCTATTATTTCTTTGATACCAACAAAAGCATTAGATATAGGAGTTAGAATAAAAGATACTAAATCTAGTAGAGGAGAAACTATATTCATTATAGGACCTGCTATTGATACAAAAACTTCCTGTAATTTTTCTGTTAAAGCTAAAAATCTTTCTTGAGTTGTTGTGGATTGTAATTGTCTAGCATAATCTTCATTTCCTAATTTATTTAGGAACTCTGTTTCTTTTGCTGTACCTTTTACCAATTCGTATTTTTTCTTTAAATCTCCTAAATCCTTAGCACCAACAGCTCTTATAGATTCCTGTTCCATAAGCATCCCTCCAAGTTCGTCTCTTGACATACCAATAGCTTTGGAATATGATTCTTGTTGTAAAACATTCATTTTCCCAAATTTTTCGGATGTTATTCCCTGTTTGTTAATCTCTTGGGCTAAACCAGATATATCATTAGTTAATGCAAAATATCTTGCTCTTTCTAGGTTAAGAGATTTACCTGTCATTACTTCAGCTTCAAATTCAGAAGCAATTGAGCTTTCTATATTCAATAAAGAATTCTGTATTCCTTCTATTTGTTTTAATTCAAGTCCTATTTTTTTAACTTCAAATGCGGCTTTAGCTAATTCTTTTGGATTTTGAGCAAATGTTACTAAAGTAGCTTTAGATATATTAGATATATCATTTAATAATTTTTTACCATTTATTGAAGTAGCATTTTGAGCATTAAGTGCTTTTACTTGACCTAAATATGTTGTAGTTAATTCTTTAGATGATTTATTATTAATTAATGATAATTTTGATAACATTGTAGATGCTTCTACAGTGTAACCAGCCTGTTTAGTTAATTCGGTGAATGTTACTAACATTTCACCACTTAAACTATTATTAGTACCTAATGAATTATTTAACGTGTTCTGAGCCTCAACTAATGATTTAGTATTAATAAAAGTATTATTAGAATTTGAAGCTATTTTAGTTAGTTCTTGATTTATTTTATTGGCTTCTCCATAAGAAATTCCAAATTGTTTAGCTGTTTCTCCAGCCATTTTATCTACATCAACCATTGATTTAACTAATAAACCAACTGATAGTTGTAATATATTCATGGGAGATAATAAACCTACAATATTTTTTAAAACTCCTCCAGAAAATTTGGTTAATATTCCAAAAGATGTAACATTTCCTTCATTTTCAGCTACCCAATTTCTTGTATTTTGTACTACTTCTTCCAATTTTAATTGTTTGGATAAATTCCCAAACCCTATTTTATCTAAAGCTTTACCTAATCCCTCTGCTATTGCTGGGGCTAATCCTAGTTTTTTGTTTATCTGATCAACTAATGTATATTCTCTTTCTAAGGATATTATTATTTCATCATTATTTAGTTTCTGTTCTCTAAGACCTTGGATTATTTTATTTACTGTTTGTAGATTTCTTCCTCTTAATGTTCTAGATTTATCTATCAACTCATTTATTTCAGTCTCTAGAGAATTTGAGATTTTTTGAGATTTAATTCTATCCTTTTCAATATCTGATAGTTTTCTTGATAGGTTATTTCTTTCTTTTAATTTATCTATTAAGTCTTTGTTTAAATCTGATAATTCACGATTTGTTCTATTAATACGTAATCCTTGTTCTCTGTTAATTTGTGCTAGTTGGGATAATTGTCTTGATAAAGATATCTGTTCACGAATTTCATCCGAATTTAATCGGGTTGCTTCCAGTTGTTCGTTAATTAGTTCGTTTTGTTGTCTTAAATTATCTAGTTCTAATCCCATTGTTGTTATTTATTATAAATATAAAAGGTCTCTATTTTTTAGAGACCTTGGTTGTGTATTGATTATTTGATATTTGTGGTTTTGATATTTTATCAATATTAGTAGTATTAGATATTATATTTTCTTGCTCTTCTACAGCTTCATTTTTCTTTCTATAATATTCCTCTATTTTTTTATAAGTAAAATTTCTTAACCAGATAGGCATATTATAAATATCATTCCATGTATAACCACCATTTCCATGAAATACTATTTCATGAATATCAGAGAATAATTTTATTCTATATTGTTGATTCAGGCCAAAAAAAGTTAAGATTAATTGGAATAGGAGTGCCCTCCAATTCACCCTCTTCTCTATAAATTAATTCAACGTCTGGGGCTACTCTTTTTATTTCTTTTCTAAGCTCTTTACTATCGCGAGCTAATAAACCCCCATTTTCCACAAATTCTCTGATGTTTTTAGTATCCCTATCACCATCTATAGATGTAATAATATATTTTAATCTAGTTGATAATTCAGGTGTTGCCTTATTAGGAAATATTTTTTTAATACCCTCTATCTCTTTTTCAATTTTTTTCTCGTCTCCATGAGTTAAAAGTTTAAAAGTAATATTATGACCTGTGTGAGGTAATTTAAAAGGAAATTCATTTGTTCTTTCTTTTACCATATCATCAACATTTAATATCTTATCATCTAATGTTGTTAAATCTATGGTTTTATCTACATATTCTCCATCTGAATTAAATGATTTAAACGAATATTCTTTACCATACCCCAATATACGTGATGCTATTAATATAGCGTTTTTGTCCCCTAATATTAAATCATCTATATTTATTTTGGAAACTAATAAAGATTCTATAAGTTTATCCAATACTGTTCCTTGTCTTATATAGTTTTGATTAGTTAATATATCCTCTTCTAAAGCTCCCATATATTTCATTTCTACAGTACCAGATGATAATGGATTTTCTTCAGAATATATCAAACCCCTTGATGGGAGTTCTACTATTTCTGTCGGAATTTTAAATTTTGATTCTTGACTCATAATTAAATTTTATATTTGTATATAAATATATAAGGAAAAAGAAAAACCTAATATTTCTATTAGGTTTATAATTAAACTTATGAATCGTTTTCAATAATTTAAGATACAATAATCCATAACTAATTCCATACTAATTTCATTAGCTGTATCTCCTGATGCCCAATCAAATTCTCCAAAATTAGCAGTTTTAACAAAAGCACCTTTAATAATCCATTCAGATACTATATCTCCTACAGGCCCCATAAAATTAAGTGTAATATCTTTTTTGTAAAAATCTGAGTATCCATCTCTACCTGTTACAGATTCATGAGCTAAACGTGCCCATTCCATTACTGATTGGGCTCCTGATGGTGCTATTGGATTATATATAGATATATTCATATTATTCCAATTAACTTTGCCTTTAATTTTACGGTAAACATTAATATGGTCTAGTTTAATTTCACCTGCATCAAATGAAGGTGCAGATACTTTTTTAATTAAATATGATGGAATACCATCTATATACATTATATGTCTATTTGCAACGATTGGCTCGAAAGCGGTGAACATCATTTCATTTGTTGATAATACTGCCATTTATATAGTATTTTAGATTTATTTATTTTATAACCATAAATATATAAGAAAAAAAAAGACCTCAATAAGAGGTCTCAATTTTTATATAGTAGCTCCGGTTGGAGTTATATTAAAATCTAATATAACATACTCAACGGATTTAGTTGGTTGAATAAATATTTGTCCTACTAATTGGTTTCTATCAATAATATCACTAGTATTATTAGTATCATCCATCACAACTCTATAAGAGTATAATCCATCTCTTTGTTGAATAGAATCTAAATAAGGTCTTACTTTAGCTAAGAAACTATTTCTAGTAGATGATGTATTGTTCTCAAATACCATTGTGTTTCCTATTTGACCAATCGTTCTTTTTAATTCAATTAATAATCTTCTAACACTGATTCTATCTAAAGCAGATGCTTTAGATTGTAATGTTTTTTGTCCATATACTACAATACCTTGACCTGGAAATGTTGCTATTGGGTTTACTTTTCCTAATTGAAGTGAATCTCTATCTGTTGGAGATAATTTTCTTTCAGTTTGGATAACTCCTGGTACTCCACCTCTTCTAAATCCTGCTGGTGCAAACCATGTTGCTCCTGCTCTATCATTATATTCATAAACAGATGGGATAATTGTTGATGGAGGAACCCATGTTAGTTTTCCAGTTTGTGGGGAATTTACTTGAACCCAAGGATAATAAGCGGCCGCATAACTAGAATCTATCTCACTAGCTTCAGACACTGCAGTAGCTATATTATCTCCTTTATCTGTTACATCAACTACAGCTATAGAATCACCTCTATCTATACAAGTTTGGATAGCTAATGCTACTACAGAACTATTTGTTGGTTGAGTAGCTCCTGGAACTGTTAATATATCAAATTGGAATTCGTCTTTATTAGATAATAATGCTAATGAAGCAGTATAATCATTATCGGGTGTTCCATACACACTTGATAAATTTCCTGTGGCACCACCAAATGTTCCTGATGATGTAGTTGGTATTGATGATGTTAATGATGTTTTAGGTAGACCGTTATTATCGAAATAATTTAATGTTGGGGTGTTTACTTGTTTCACTCTAACATATTTACTTTTGTTGGTATAATCACCTTCAATTTGAAGGTAACCATCACTAAGTGTTGATGTTTGATTACCGATTACAGATTCAATATAATTAGTGGAATTTGGGTCTAAAGACAAACCACTCCAAGATTCTAATACAGTTTTAGAATTACTAGTATCACTACCTCTTCTAATTAATAAATTAAAAGTACCTGTATTAATATTTACTGAAGGTATTTCCCATCTTAGATTATCTGCAGATCCGCTTATTAAAGTACCATTAGTACCTTCAGATCCTGAACTATTCATTATTGCTCCTGCTGATAACGTTTCTAGAACAAATGCACTAGATGCAGTAACTTGGGTATTTAATATTGAGGTGGAGGTAGCAGGTGTAAAAGTACCTGATACTACTCTGGTTACTAATAATCCTGAACCTCCTTGTTGGAAGTAGTTATAAGCAGAGATTGATGTTAAATATTCATTTATGGTTGATCCGCTTTCAAATGTACCTCCAAATTTATTTAAATAGTCACTATATGAAGTAACTAAAGTTGGTATATTTACAGGACCTTTCACTGTTGGACCAACAATAGCAGCTCCGGCAATTTGTGGACCTTGAACAATCTGTGATTGATCATTTTCTCTGGTTAAAACACCAGGTGATAAAAGAGTTTCTGTCATTTTATTTTTATGTTAATTTATTTTATATATAAATATTAAAATGTTTTTGTAAGATTAAAACAAAGCATTCCATGTTTTCCCATCCCAAAAATATGGTTTTGGAGGAATGCTTGATGAAACAGCAAATGAACCTACAGGAACACTAGTTGGGAGAGGATTCTGGGGTTTTAATGATAGTATATTAGTAATATTAACACTCCCTGTAACATCCATATGAGAACCAGAAGCATAGATTAGATTACTCTCATTCCCAAACGAAACTCCATTTCCTATTATAAAAGCACCAGCACCAGATATTGGAAGATTCCATATACCCTGAACATGTTGATAGTTGCTTATAGCTATAGTTGAGAGACCTTCAGCGTGAGACGATATACCATAGGTAGCAGTAACTTCACCTTCAGCATGGGAATAGTCTCCCAAAGCTTGGGAACCATTACCTTCAGCATGAGAACCAGTTCCTGATGATTGGCTAAACCCTTCAGCGTGAGAGTAATCACCTAAAGATAAAGAACCTATACCTTCAGCATGAGAGTATGACCCAGATGATCTAGTGTCAAAACCTTCAGTATGGGATGCAAATCCTGAAGCTGTAGTATAATAACCTTCAGCATGAGAGTATGATCCATCAGCATTAGTATAATAACCTTCAGCATGAGAGAAAAAGTTGTTTGTTTTAGTATGTAATCCCTCTGCGTGGGAACCTATTCCATTTGTGGTAGTTTGTTGTCCTTCAGCATGGGAATATGAGGCATTTGTTAATACACTACCACCATTAGATAATTTTCCATCAATATATTGATCTCCTTGAAATGTATTAGAACCTGTAGTAGCTAATGAACTTGAGTCAAAATTACTACCGGATAATGGTATATTAGTTAATAAAGAGCCGTCTCCGATAAAATATGATGCCGTTATTGAACCGGATATTTGTATTTCTGTATTAGGTGTTTCACCAGATAATGCATCTATAATACGAGTAATATGTTCGGATTTTATTTGTTGTTGTGGAGCTATTCCACTTTTTGATATTTTCATTTAGAGTTGTTTTTTTAAATATAAATATTAATATTCCCCGGTTTCTAAATTAATATCTATGTTTCCATATTTTGAAATTAGGAATTCTTTTAATGTTTTTTCTTCGTTTTGGATATCATCTAATAAATTTTTAGCTTCTTTTTTTCTTTTTTCTAAAACTATCTCATTAAATAATATTTGACCCAATTCAAGAAGTATGTCTCGGGATTTTTTTTGTAATTCTTGTAATTGATTTAACTCTTGTTGTTCTAATTTTTTCATAATTTTTATTTAAAATTTTTAATTTCTTCTTCTGTCATTATCCATCTTATACAATGACCCCCATATTTCCATGATGGGATATCTATTATATATAATATATAATATAATAATAACCCAACCCAATTCAAACTATTTTGTAACTTTTTAATACCTGTAGTAGAAGATATAGTTTCCCCCAATCTACCATATTTGTAATTTTCCCCATATTTAGAAAATAACCAATTCCAAAATTCGGGGAATAAATAATTTCCAAATATATCAATTAATTTTGCTTTTTGATACATTTTATGGGAAATTATTTTATACCATTTTCTATTTTTAGTTTTAAAAAAGATAGAAAATATACTTTCAAAAATAAATACCATACAAAATAATATTAATGATATCGGTGCTAATATTAATCCCATATTAAAATGTTATTGCTGTTAAAAATACTTCATCTATTTGTTGGTCTGTTAAGTTTAAAAAAGATTTTGCTATAAATATTAAATCTTGGGAATATCTTTCAAACGTTCCACTTTCGGTATATGATATCCTCGCTATAGTTTTATTAGGTTCAGGTAATTGATTAATTCCATCTAAAATATTATTTTCATTATACCCCAAGACAGCTAAAGCTATTTTAAATTGTCTTCTTGTTAC